ACGATGTTGAGCATCAGATTGTTTAATTCCAAGAAACTCTGCGATATGCGCAGACTGTATATCTAAATTCATGATTTTACTTTCTTCCATTCTAAATATGATTTTTTAAGTCCATCTACATATTCTGTTATATAAATGCACTGTCCTTCTTGCCAGGACGTATCTGCTGGTCTTTTTACATGACTTGGGAAGTCTAGATAAGAAGCTGATTCTACCATTATATCTTCCTCTATAAAGGATTGAACATCTTTAGCTATAGAAAATCTAGAACAAGTAATAGGATTTCCTAAATGAAATATTCTTTCTTCATAGGAGTTAAAGTTAGTTGCTATATCCCACAATATATTTGCTACATCAAAAGCGAAGACTGGAGAAAAGTATCTATCACTTACTTGTTTTTGATTAGGTGTTTCAAAAATCATTTCTAATGGATTTTTTCTACCAACATCTTGGAATAACCTAGTTCCTAGAACGAATGTTGATCTAACAACTTTAGTATTCTTATATTTAAGAACTAAGTCTTCAGCTAAAGATTTCTGTCTTCCATAAAATGTTATTGGGTCTGGTATAGAGCAAGGATTGTATGGCGGATTATCTCCGCTAAAAATTCCTTGAGTACTTACTTGAATTACTTGAGCATTATTTTTTTCTGCCCACTTACAAATATTTATAGGAAGAGTTACGTTTGAATCATAATATCTATTTGGATCTAATTCAACTTTATCTACAGTATTTTCTCCAGCCAAATTAATAATAACATTTGGGTTAATCTTGTCCAAAAAGTGATGCACGTTCTGCTTGTTAATATCAAAGTCAATCCAGATATTGGAATATTCTTTTGATCTTCTAGTATATATTGCACTTATATTTTTTGGCTGACTAATAATCATGTGCTGACCAATTATTCCGCCAGCACCAATAATCAAAACTTTTCTATTCTGCATTGTCTTTTCGCCACTTCCACATATTTCTCCAGTGAACCCACTGCCATAAACACCACATGGCTAAAAAGCCTGGCTTATCAAATATAAAAGAATACATTACCCATGGCAACGAATGTAGAGCAATAATCATATGGCCGTACCATTTTTTATTACCAACAAGATAGCTGCCACTAACTCCTATGAGCTCCATAAAAAACAGTAGCCATGTCCACATAGACTCGCTCATAATGTTCTTCCTCTTTCTAGAACCTTAAGTTCGTGCTCCCTATCATAGAGTACAAACTCATATGAGTAAAAGTCAAAAAAAGAGTCCATATCTTTCATTGCCTTCTCAACATCAAGAGAACCGCAAGTATACAAGTCAAATTGAAGCAGTGCGGGATCTTCTTCGTCCCAAACATGAAAAGCTATATGAGATGTTTCTATCATCACAACTGCAGTTATGCCTTTATTTCCAGGCTCATTTACGTAAGAAGAAAATGGACCCTGAAGTATCTTCATACCTAGCGAATAAACAAAAGACTCTAGCCAGTGTATAACATTTATTGTAACTCTAGGTGGATTATTAATTTTAGCTCGTATCATTAAATGTTTATGAAACGGCTTTTTGCAATCCGATTGCATCCTGACCTCTTTCTATTCGGTCAGAATATTATATCATTTCTGATTAAACAAATCTATTTTTTAAGCAGAAGAGATACGTACATCAAGCTAATTGTTATACAGAAAATTATTGTAAACATAAATTAATCCATATTAATAATTTTTGTAATTAAAAAACAAAGACGCATCAAATCACTGTTCGCGATACTGAACACATGATCTGATCCGTCTCTTGTTTTAATATTTATTGTATGAGCATTTATCAAGTCGCCTTCAGTATTAATCATAGCTATTTCTTTTGTTATATGAACTTGATTAATCATTGGCATGAATCCACTAAAGGATTCTTCTGTTTTATCAAACATTACTTTTTCTTTTTACTAAAAGTAGCTACATTCTTTGGAGCTTGACCCTTTACTCCTTTTGTTGGAGTACCAGATCTTCTTTTTCTTTGTACTGCATTTTTTCTCTGTGATGCCGACATGGCTTTAGCTTTTGCCACTGGCACACATTTTGCATAGCCTGATCCTCCAGCTCCAGATGTGCCACATGGTTGAAACTTACCCTTTTTCTTGGGAGCCCCTATATTAACCCATCTTTGGTTAAACCACTTGGTAAGTCCGACACCCTTTGGACCAGGCATAGCTTTACTTCTTCTTAGCTTTTTTGGTAGAAACAGTTTTCCATGTTCCACCCATTGACTTATATTTTTTTGCAGCCCACGCATTAGCGTAGGCTGAAGGGTATACATCAAACTTTGCTTTAGCCTGAGACTTTGCAGCAGACCAGAGAGATGGTTTTGTTGGTTTATTTTGCTTTGCCATTATTTTTTTTCTTTTTTGGAGCTGATTTTTTCCCATCAATCATTGGAGTCATTGCACCTTTGATATCTTTGAGATAATTATTATTACTTTTTTTATTTTTCATTCCATATGCCATTTTTATTTTTTCTTTCTTTTAGCAGAGATCTTTCTAAGGGTCTTAGCTAAATTAGCCTGACGTACAGTAGTCTTACTATATTTGCCCGGATTCTTTGTTACAGCAGCTGCCATGCCAGCAACAGACTTACCAGCCTTCTTTGCTTTAGCAGTGAAGGCTCCGGGTCTTTTAATTGCACCCTGAATCCAGTTCTTATCTTTTTTTGAAGCCATTATTACTTGTTCTTCTTTTTATTCATAATAGCTTTTTGAATAAAAGGAGGAAGTTTTTTCTGCGCTGCTGTCATACCAGTGCTTTTCTTCATTGCGCCCTTTTTAGCTGCACCCTTCTTCATAGCACCATTCTTTGCTGCCATTCCTTTTTCTTTTTTCATTCCGTAAGCCATTTTATTCTCCTTTTTTAGTTTTTTCTTTTGCTATTTTTTTTCATGTGCCAATCAATATGGCCATCGAGTTTGTCATCAACCTTATCAACCTGCTCATCGACATGGTCAATCTTATGATGTAAGTTAATTATATCATCCTTAACTGTTACCAGCATGCTAGCAACAACATTGTGATCAGCTTTGTTTTCAGCTCTACCCTTTTGGACAAGAGCTGCTAGTACTCCACCAACAGCAGCTATAACGGCGACGACAACAGCTTCCATATCAAGATCCTTTAATCCATTTCTTTGATGGGGACTTTGTTTTGCTTGGGCTCCACTTAACTTTATTAGCCCAATATGCAGCCGACATCTTACCTTTAGCAATATTCTTAGAGTGACGGGAAGCAAAAGCTTTTCTTTGACCAACGGTTTGATTTGTTTTAACACCCTGCTGACCAAAACGAATAGTTTTTACTTTACTACCAACCTTGGCTACAACTATGTGCGATTTACTTGGATGACTTGGAGTCCTTTTGGGCTTGTTGTAGCCGGAAACTCCGTGCATTTGTTAGCCTAGAATCTTTTTTTGCAGCCATTACTTTTTCCTTTTAGAACGTTTCTTGCTTTTTGGTTTTAAATCTTTTAACTCAATGCCGTACATAAAGTTATTCTGACCCATTCTTGGGCCACTTATGTATATGTTTTTTTTAAAAGTCATTTGCTTCTTTTTTTCTTTAACTTAGAGGCAGAAGATATTGCGATAGCAATGGCTTGCTTTCTAGACTTAACAACTGGGCCTCCTTTTCCAGAATGGAGAGTGCCTCTACCATATTCTCCCATTACAGACTCAATCTTTTTTTGGTATGTTGTTGCTTTCTTCTTTTTTGCTGCCATTGTTATTGTCCTTTGGCTTTGAATATCCCTTGGATACTTTTCTGAATTTTGCTAATGACATAACTAGTATAGTAACAAAAAATACCCCACCTTATACAGGTGGGGTAAATAATTTTTGTTTATTATTGAGTTTTTTTAGGTCTACCCTTAGGCTTTGGGGCTGGTTTATCACCAGCTGGAGCTTTCTTGGTAGTTGCTTTCTTTACTTCTTTTTCAACTTTTTTGACTTCTTCTTTAAGAGTCTTTTCAACATTCTTGACAGAAGAATCAACAGCTTCAGCAATTTTTTCCATTGTATCCAAATGGCCTTCAACCACTTTTTCTGCAACAACGGAAACTACGTTGGCTTCAGCGGCTTTCTTCTTAAACATTTTCTTTAATTTAACTACAAGTGACTTAAACATTTTTACCTCTATTTTTATTTTTAATAGTTTTTATTGTATAATAATAGTAATATATATTATTAGCTATTTACCCTGCTGAGACTCTTTGATGAGAAGGTATCTATCTCCAGTCTCTTTAGAAACTAGAGAAAATCCATAGGCAGCTGCTTCCTCAATGGCATTTCTTAAATCTTCTTTATTCTCTAAAGAAACATCACCAAGGGGGAGAGTAATCCCTGCATATACGTCAATATTTTCAAAGTTTCCTATGTTTATTTTTCTATTTACTCCACAAATAAAAACTGGATTTGTAGAGATAGATATTTCTTGTGCCATTAAATTAACCACCTGATCTATTTGGGAGTCTGTTGTTGATTGCTCTTGTGCTGTTTTTGTTATCTTAGGCATTTTGCTCCTGCAAAAGTCCGATCTGCTTTAGAGTCTCTAGAGTCTGATCTTCTAGGGACATATTATCGGTATTGATTATAACAGATGCCATACTCATAACCTGCATAATTTCTTGTTCCGATTTATGAGACAACTGTTCATCTGACATTAATCGGCCATCTCTCTTATATATTCTGTCCTGAAGAGTTTCCTTTGAAGCATCAAAGCAGACAACAAATCCATTTGGCTGCTTTAGGATTGCTTCCGCCTCATTAGCAAATCTTACATCAGAAATGATGACAGCAAATGGGTCCTCTACTGAGTCTTCTTCTAGAGATTTATAATAAGACCTATAAAGCTTTGAGGCTTTCATAATACCCCACATAGCAAAGCAATCCTCACGTCCGTCTCTACATATGTCTCCAGCCTTTTGTAGGAAAGATCTAGGCTTTATGCCTTCTGGCTCTATTGGCAGCTGGTGTAGGGCATTTACTTTACCGATAAACTCTTCGTAGGGTGGAATAATTCCCAAAGAAGATCCGCCATATATATCAAACAATACCTCATGTATTGCGTATAGCTGTCTATTATCTTCGTTAAAACCTTTGATTGATCGCCTAATTGAGGCGAGTTCATATAATGGTAGGGCAAAGAATATATGGTCCCAATATGTTCCAAATTTTTTTTCTGCGAATGAACCTTTTGGAACTATCTGTTCTGCGACTGATGTCTTTCCGCTTCCAGCTTTTCCAGCTAAACCTATAATAATCGGTTGACTAGTTTTAAATTTTTTCATTAGATTACATCCTTGCTTCGGTGAATTCATTATATCACCGTTGCAAGATAAAAACTACATATCAGACTATATATTTTTTTCTTAATTCTAACTCATCCAAAAATGTATTGGCTAATGCATCCGCTTCCCAAACAAAAGATCTGGGAACTTGTAAAACCCTAAAATTATACTCTGATCTAATATCTTCTACAGTCATTAGAAGTGGCATAAGAGAACTATTTTTACACTTCCACCTACCACTAATCTGGTTGGCAACAACAGCAGAATCAGTATATATTATTGGGTCTACTAAATCTGACATCGAGCATATTAGGAGACCAGCTATAACAGCTTCATATTCAGCTTCATTATTAGTTCTTGGGCCCAATCCTCTTGCGAACTGAGCTACCTTTTTTCTATTTTTGTAAACTATGGCAGCACAAGATGCTTCGCCAAATCTTTTTTGACCTTGACCCCTAGAAGCGCCATCGCAAAATACTTCAATATTCATTTAATAAACCTACCTTAATGTGACACAACAAAATTATATATATCTAATAACATATTCTCTACTTCAGAATATGAAAACAAATCTCTTTCTAAATTAGAAATTTGGGTTAAAATATTTTCTATATATTGTTTTGCTGTTTCTATCTTTTCTGGTGGTTCATCCAATTTTAACATTGTGTTTTATGCCATTTTCCTGCGCCATCTTATGCAAAGAATTCTCTTGTTTAGAAGAAGTAATTTGAATAGCGTAGCTTAATAAATACCTAAGTCCCTCCAACTCCACTTGCATTGGAAAGTCTAAAGACTTTCTTTTCTCAGAGTAAAATTCCTTAGGCTGTCCAACAGCTTTATAGTAACCGACAAACATTTCTGCTCCCTTAATAAGTGGAAAAATCCGTTTCTTGATAAAAGCCCTTAGACTCTCTTGCTGAAGCAATTTGCATAGACTGAACTTTATCCATTAGTTTTCTTGCAGATTCAGATGCTATTCTAGCAGCACTCTCCATTGATTCTGCTAAACTTACTATTGCCTCACATGTAATTAGGGCATTGTATTCTTCTTCAGCAGCTTCCATAGCAGCTGCTTCTCGTTCTGCTTCATTCTTGCCTACTCTAGAAGATTTATATACCTTTTTATATTTTCCTTCTATTAACTTATAATTAGCTCTAGCCATACCAGCAAAGCGTGCTGCTCTTCCATAAACATTGGAGCTTTTGGCAACCAGTGACGCCAAAGCATCAAGTCCCAAATCTATGGTGTCTGAATCAGGAATTTCTATAAAGTATTTAAATGAAGTTGACTGGTCAGTATATGCGGTTATCACTTCCTGTATTTGTGGACCTAGGAATTCAGTCAACATTTGCTGAAGTTTTTCTAGCGTTTGAATATTCAACTTTTTCTTTTTCCTTTTTTGTTTTTCATCTTTGTTAAAAATACATCTAAGTTTAACTGTTTAGCTAGCTCTGGATCTGTTGCTTCTATAATTTTTGCTAGCTTAAATTTTGCTTCCTCTATATGTTCTCTCACCGTATTAGGATGCTCATTAATTTTTGCTGATATTTCACTTGATCTTTTTCCATCTACAAATCTCCATTTTATCAGCTGCCTCTCCTGAACTGTTAGGTCTTCAAATAAATGATAGACATCTTCTCCGGAGAACCCAGAATTGATCTATTGTATCAGTTAATAGCATTTGCTCCAACGTCAGCTCTTTAGGTTCTGCTTTAAATCCAACAGCCTGTTCATCGTCGCTATTATCTGACGACTCATCTGGAGCTAGCGGAAAAGTCTTTCTTCCTAATTGATCAATTAAGAATGTGTCAACATTTTTCTTCAATAAATAAAAGAAATAACTGTACAAAAATCCACTAAAAGGAATTGGCCCTTTTGCCGAGTCCCTTCTTTCATATCTGGCGATGCATTGAAAAAAGGTTGACTCAACAGTGTGTCTAATATCCTCCTCCTCACCATACCTTCTGGCCATGTATTGTATTCCTCTCATGACCTCTACCACATGTTTATATCCAGCGCTGTTTAAATTATTTTTCATGAGCGCAAAACGTACATAAGAATCTTTGACAAATAAAGATATAAATCTCCTGATGTCATAATCTGATATGTTATATCTTCCGTGATACAACAAGGATACGTATTTGGTTAAGAAATTACTAAACACATTTAGTAATTCTTGCTTAGACTCCATTGATCCAGCTTTTGCTTTTGCAATTAGCTCTTGCATTTCGTTTTCTTCTAAAGAATAATACTGTTCTTTGTATGATGACATTTTATTTGCCTTCCCAATATAATATGCTATCCGAATACATATTCCTTATGTCTTCATAAAAAACAATATTAGGAACTTCTAATTCGTCCATAAATTCTTTCGCATTTTTTGAATATTTGCTGATGATGCAGGTTAGTTTTTCAAATTCTTTTGGATAATACCTTTTGAATCTTTTTAACTTAATCTTACTTTTATCATCTAAGTAACCTTTAATCTCTACCCACTCTTCAGTTTTAGGTAAGAAAAAATCTGGCGTGTAACCTTTTGTTCCTCTTTTAATTGGAAAATAAAATACTGTTGGTTCAAAAGTATATTTAATTTTATATAGATTTAAAATTCTAACAAAGTTAGCTTCCCAACTTGATCTAACATTCAAGTTAATATCTTTCCTAAATCCACTTTTTGTATGCTTATAAGCATTGCCGTTTTTTGGCTACCTCTTTTGTATCTTCTTCAATTATTTCTGTATCAACTTTTTTCTTTGCGAGGACCGATAAATTCGGATGCTTAGAAAGTTTTGATCTTAATAAAAAAAACTCTCCTGACTTGACAATATGTAGATCCATTGTGATATCCTTCTCTGGTCAAAACACCTACACTATTATAGTTTAAAAAAAAATAAAAAACAAATACTTCCACTCAAAAGTTGTGGAACCAAGAACAGGATGATATAATCAACACTATGGAAAACACACTTAACACAATCAAGAAAATGACATCAATCGAACTCAACGAGAAGTCAATTAGCTCGTTTGAGTCTAACGGTTTCTCGCGTGAGGAGGCTATCAAGATCGTCAACAGCGTCGATCACACCCAGCCTTTCCACACGCCTGTGTCAGACTTCTGATTATAAAATAAATTAACCCCCTCGGTTTAGGCCGAGGGGGTTTTTTTATGCCTTTGCAGCTTTTTTATTCCTAAACACTCCAGTAGGACAAGCCCCTGTTTTGGCATGTTCGCAGTAGCTGCAGGTTCTTGAATTTGACGTTGGCAGGAATGATGTATCCTGCATAATCTCATTAATATTATTTAATACTTTAACTTTAACATTTTCTATATCATCCTTAGAAAATAGATGACCCTTCTTTTTCCCAGATCTCAGGTAATGAAGTTCTGCGTATATATTCTTATCTGGAAACTGTAGAGAAGCAGCTAGTGCATAGATGCCTAGCTGTAAATTATTGTGAATATTTTTTTGACTGACTTCCCATTTGCCAGTCTTATAATCAATGATATTGACAGTATCTCCGAACAATATCTATTCGATCAATAAAACCCATGACATTGTAAGTGCCAATAATAAAAGAAAAACCATACTCTTTTTCGTACACATCAAAAGTTGTAGACGAATATTGGTCGTAAAACTCATTAATTATTTCTTTGCCAATTGATATTAAGTCTGCAGATATCTTCTTATCAGGATCGTATGAAGCTTTATGCTCTTCATATTTCTGCAGCATTGTTTCATGTTGAAGCAGTTCTTCATGAGACACTGTATCTTCCAATACAGAGTGAACTATGTTTCCGCAAAACCGCTGCTTCTGCAAAGTATCTTGGCTCTTTTTGTATGTAGGTATAAAAATACCTCGATGGACACTGTTGATATGTATCTATTCTTGAGTAAGAGAAATCAACTACACTAAGTCTCTCCAGGTAGTCTAGATCATCAAAAGATTTTATTTGTATTGTCATTATTTCCTATAATCTTCTGGATCATATATGATATTTCCATCTTTATCATATTCTTTTCCCAGTTCATCTAAAACATGTCCGTTATACTTGTTAATAAATGTACCCTGACCAGCTGGAACCCAACCAGTTTCACCTATTTCCATATAATCATCATCAGCGAATTGTGACATATTCTTCTCCTATTTTAATAGTGCAATCAGAAAACTTTTCTATATTTAGATAGTAGTTTAAAACTGTATGCAGGTTGAGAAGTTCTTCTTTTGTAGCAAAAAGTCCAACTACTCCAACCTGAACAAAATGCTTTTCTGGATTCTCGTCCAAATATTGAATTAAAGATACATTACCTTTAGTTATCTTAGCTGTCTCTAAAGCGCTCATTTAGTCCTCATCAACAATTGTAATTGGATTCCATGTTGGATCATTCATCTTTTCTCTCATGTCATTAACATAGGAATCCCAATCTCTTTCATCCTCTGTTTTCTTGACATAATTAACCTTACCTTTAAAGGGATTAGTTTTAAATCGAGTAATAATTACTCTACCTTCCTGAGTGCGCCACCTAAGAACGCCATTTCTACAGTCGCAGAAATCGTCAGGATGCTGCTCTATAACTCCACGTGGATCAAATCTACCACTGCATGATCTACATTTATCAAACTTTCCTTTGTCTGAACAACGCGAACATGAAAAACAGTATCTCCAGCAGTCTCTTTCGGCTGGATTTCTAAAGCTACCAGGGGCTGGCATTATTGTGTCTCCAATTCTAATATTGAATTAACTAATGGTATTATCTTTTGAGAAGATAATATATTAAATTTATATGTTAACTTATGATTATTATCCTGAATCTCTATAAATACAGGACAATTACCTTTTGTATTTGAAATTATATCATAAATTTTTTTAAATGAAAGGCTTGATATTGTATGTGGAAAATTAAATACAATAGCTTTTCCACCAGAAAATAATTTTGAGTCCACCTTTTCTGATGAATTATAAAATATTTTAATTGTTGAGTTTTCTTCTTCTGTCTCTTTATTAAGGAAACCATTTATAATTAGAATCTCTCCAGATGCTAGATAATTATCTGGTATGTCTTTAGCTGTTTTTGGGAAAACGATTACTTCTACAGAAGAAGAGATATCTTCAACCTCAAACTTATACATCTTAAGACCCTTTTTAGTTGTCATCTTTTTAATTGATGTAATGATTCCTCCAACTTTGACTGGAGTACCTGCCTGTATATCTGACAAGTCAATAATTTCTGAAGTAACTTTTGTTTTAATGGCATCCCAGATACCAGCTACAGGGTGATTGGTTACATATATTCCCAATTCTTCTTTTTCTTTTTCTAGAATATCTAACTCTAATCTTCTGCTAACTTCTACTTCAGAGGTACTGACCAATTCATCTAGTGCACCTGCAGCAGCCAAGTGTTCTAAGGTAGACTTTTTTAATATAATTGGGTCACATCTTCTAAAGAAGTCATACATGCTTATGTATGGATTGTCTGCATCTCTGCAATTAACAATTCCTTCTGCAATTGCCATCCCAATTCCGTTAATAGCAGACAGACCAAAAATAATTGACTGATCATCCATTACTTCAAAATCAATGCCTGAATAATTTATTGATGGAGGAAGAACCTCAATGCCTATTTTTCTGCAGTCAGAAAGATACAGGCTCTGCTTTTCCTTATTGCCTACAACGGAACTCATCAATGCAGCCATATACTCAACTGTATAATTAGTTTTTAAATACGCAGTGATGTAAGAAATCATGGCGTAGCTTGCAGCGTGAGCTCTGTTGAAACCATAACCACCGAAGTACTCAATGTCAGAATATATTTTATTTGCCTTGTCCTCAGATATGCCAGAGTTTTTAATGCATCCTTCAACAAACTTTTGTCTGAACAACGCAATCTTGTCCATTAACTTCTTGCCAATTACTTTTCTTAAATCATCAGCTTCTGCGGAACTAAATCCAGCTAACTCTCTAGATACCCCAAGAACATCTTCCTGGTATAACATAATTCCAAGTGATGGACCAAGAACTTTTTCTAAATTAGGATGATCATATATAACCTTTGATCTCCCATGTTTTCTATCAATATAAAGCTTGTCCATTCCAGAACCCATGGGACCTGGTCTGTATAAAGAAATTAATGCCATGATATCTTCAATGTTTTGAGGTTGAAGTTGAACCATTAACTGTCTCATCCCAGAAGATTCAAGCTGGAATACTCCAATTGCATTACCCTTTTTTAGTTCATCAAAAGTTTTTGAATCATCAAGAGGAATCTGATCTACATCTAATTGTATGTTTCTGTGTTTTTTAACTAGTTTAATGCAAATATCAATAACGCCAAGGTTTCTTAAGCCTAGGAAGTCAATTTTAAGCAGGCCGCACTGCTCCACTCTTCCCATGTCCCACTGTGTAACCACTGGGTTATCTATACCTTTTTGCATAATGGGCAGATAATCTACAAGTGGACCCTTGGATATAACTATGCCTGCAGCGTGTGTGCCAGTTTGCCTAACAAGACCTTCAAGACCAAATGCTGTATCAACAATCTTTTTAGAATCTACATCTGAGTCATACTCATTTTTAAATTCAACTACTTCCATGCACTCAGATAAATTTTTTGATATACCAAGAACCGGTGGCGGTACAAGTTTTGCTATTTTATCTCCACCAGTAAAATCATACCCTAAAGCTCGTGCAGCATCTCTTAAAGACTGTCTTGCACCAGTTCTGTTAAATGTACATATGTGTGCAACTCTATCGTTTCCGTACTTTGATCTTGCGTAGTCGATAACCTTATCTCTATGTCTATCATCAAAGTCTAGGTCGATGTCAGGCATTGACTTTCTTCCTTCAACAAGGAATCTTTCAAACATCAGTCCGAATCTAATTGGATCTAGATTAGTAATATCAAACGCATAAGAAAGAACACTCCCTGCAGCAGATCCTCTTCCCCAACCAACTCGTATATCGTTATTTTTAGCCCATCGGACCAAATCAGATACAACAAGAAAGTATTCTGGGAAACCCATTTCTTTTACTACCCTTATTTCATGGTTTGCTCTATCGAGAATGTGTTGAGGAAGAATGCTTCCATATTTTTTCTTAAGACCTTCCCAAGCCAATCTTTCAAAGTAATCAGTGGAAGATTCTTGTGTTGGAATAGGAAAGTTAGGAAAGTGTATCTGACCAAAGTTAAGATCAAGATCAACCATGTCATTTACAATCATAGTATTTCTCAACCAATCATCAGAGAAATTTCTTGACATGTCATCATAAGATTGCAAATAGAATGCATCGCCAGAGAAAGAAAATCTATCTGGTGTATTTATATTTGAGTTTGTAGCAACACACAACATTATGTCGTGTGCCTGTGCATCGTGTTGATGCACATAGTGGCAGTCGCCAGTTGGGACTACTCTAGCTCCAATTTTTTGAGCTATCTCAATGAGTTGATTTGAGATTTTTCTTTGTTCTGTTAAACCATGATCCTGTATTTCTATAAAATAGTTTTCTTTTCCGAACTATCTCTTGCATTTTTTTTGCAGACATCAAGGCAAAATCATAGTCATTTCGAAGCAGTGCTTGGGATACTTCGCCATTTAGGCATCCGGACAGCACTATTATGCCTTCACTATGTTGGGCTATCAAATCATGGTCTATTCTAGGCTTGCCATAATAACCCTCTAAAAAAGATCTAGAAGACATCTTAATTATATTATGATACCCAACATTATTTTTTGCTAGGATAGTTATGTGATAGGGACCTCTTTGTTCCCATTCATTTTTAGCTGGGCCAGATCTTTCTTCTTCGTCTCTATCAAATCTAGTTTTTCTTGCTTGATAGAATTCTGAACCAAGAATTGGCTTTACCCCAACAGATTTACCTGCGTCATAAAAATCTAACCATGAGTGAATGTTGCCATGGTCAGTTGTAGCCAATCCCAACATGCCTAGATCCTTAGCTCTAGACAGGTATTTTTCTACGTCACCATGTCCGTCAAGCATGGAGAAGACGGTATGGTTATGTAGATTGGTCCAATTTTTCACTGAATTCCTCGGTTCTTGTCGCTGCTATCAAGCGAAGAATTTCTAGATTCTCTATATGTAATCATAACTACTCCACCACAATACTTGCATGGAACATCTTTTCCATCTTGTGCAAATGGACTTTTGTACATATAGGACATCGGCTGATCAGACTTACATTCTGTGCAGACGCCTATAACATCATCAGGATCATTAACATTTTTACTCATTTTCTTGTTCCTTTTTTAAGCTCTTATACGCAAATCTAACTGGTGATGGTGACGATTCTTCTAAACCCTCTATGTATTTATTGCCTATCTGAATCCACTTTTTCTTTTTGTCTAACTGGCAAGCACCACAACCGACGCCTGCTGCATTAGCTCTTTCACAGGTATATGGTCTTCCACCAATTCCTATTTGTCTTCTTTTAATCCAATCATTAATGTGAGCTGACGATTTTTCAAAATTATAATCATCACACATACTAAGTATACTATGTAGATACTTAATAGACTCTTCATTGTATGTGAGAATCGAACAAAGAAAAAGTCTAGCCTCATGTTCTAAATGATGATTTTTCTTTGCTTGATCAACTAGATTCTTAATTCCACTACAACTTTTAAGAAGAGTATCAAGAGTAAATACTTTATCAGTTTTTTCTAGATCCTTAAATGCAGAAGAACCATGCTTATTAAAATAAGATAGAAAATCTCCAGATCGAACTTTTTCTATCTCCATGTCGTAATTAAATTGTCTAAACCATTCATTTGCTTTTGCATTGAATACTGGTTCATCAACGGTATTATCTTGTAATACAGAACAATAGGATTTAATTTTGTTCAAATCTGAAAATAAAAGTTCTCTGTTTATCCTATTTTTATAGAGACCAGTAGACTGGTGCCTAGATCCTGGTAATCTCCACATTCTTCTTGGGTCATAAACAGCAAAATCCAAACAATCTAGACTCATCTCATCCTTTAGCCTAGAAGCTATGTACCTAAATATTTTTGGCAATGCATTTGATGGATTTATTCCCAGGCATATAGCTTCACACTCTACGTGAAAGCCTTTTTTACCCGTAAAGTATACGACTATAGACTCTTCTGGAATGTACTTGGATAAATAATTGTAGAGCTTCTTGCATTGATCTAAAGATATCTGTTCATCTTCGCTGTCTATATCAAAGTAAAGAGAACCAAATCGAACAGCGCTTTCTAAATCTGCTGTGTCGTAATGCCAAATTGATGTATATAAACCAATGTTTTTATGCTCATCTCTAAAATTTGCTATATCAAAAATACTTATAATTTTAGGGTTACCAGATTGCTTCTGCCTAATGACTCTGGATAAAGAAGGTATATACACGGCGGTTTCTACTAACTGCCATTTGTTTAGATACTTTTGGGTATCCAATGGGATAATCATAATATCTTTTTCTTGATCTCTTTTTCTTCAATGCAGCCAATAATTACTTTTGATTCTTGATTCATGAACTTGTTATTAGTTCTAAAATAGATAGAATCTTCTATTATCTTTTCTATATTAGAGATAAGATAATGTCTTCTACCTATTCTATCATTCTTGTCCATCTTTTCTCCATTTAGGATTAATTAGTTCACTGTCTTCTATTACTGTGTGTATTTTAGAAGCAATATTATCAGAAAGGTGCACTATATAGTCTAGGTATGTTATTGGAAATGTTTCTGGAACTGGTGACCATGGACCAAGGTGACATCTAACTATTCTTAATATTGATTGAACAATTTCTTCTCCAACAAAAAGTGTAGATGATTGAGATTCGTTGGCAAATTTTTTATCATCATTTTGACAATGAGAAATAAATTTTCCTACTGTATATGGATGCATCGGATCATAATGAAAAGATTCATCATCTTTTGATGGTATTCCCTTACATAAATCATGAAGTAGGCATGCTGCTAGAACGATATCAGTTTCCTCTGTAGAAAGAGAATAAGAACCTGCCATAATCATGGCTATTCTAATAACTCTCTTTGTGTGTAGAACATTTCCGCCTTCGTTATGTTCATCTGCTGGGTGGTATTTTCCAGAAAAACTTGATGGTATTTTCCAAAATATATCAGCTCTAACTAAAACTGATCTAACAAAAGACTTTATGGCATCGTCTGATATTAAATCAATTTCTTTCAATAAAGGAAAGAGAATATCATTTTCTTCTTTTAAAGAAACTGATTCATTCTTCTGAATTAAAAGATCATCTAGTATTGACTTACTCATTTTTTAACCTCACTATCCCATCCATTCCATTCGGAACATGGTTTATCATACGGACACTTTTTACAATAGGGTATCAACCCTCTTTTAGGCACAAACTTTTTTGTACCTTGAAGTTTTTCTAGCCAATAATTAAACGAGTTTACATCATTTGTATTTATTGGAAAATCATTAAATTGAACATTTGGACTCAACATGTCTATGTATCCAAATCTTGTTTGAGACATCTTAGATGGATTCATATTGTTGTAAGCGGCTTGCATAGAACAGAAATCAATTACATATTGACTTTTATTTGTTTGTTTATAATTAAACATTATTTTAGTGACATAATATGTTTTATCTTTATACAATATTAAATCAAACTTATCTTCTATATTATAAGACCCACCACTAGGAACAATGTATTCTTCAGATATGGCCATAGGTATAAAATTGCTGCTAGAGTAATTTTCATAAAAAACAAGAAGTGCTGCTGCTGCTTTTGAAGTAAGGCTTGCAACATTTCCATACACTGACTCATGTTGCTCAGTAATTATGTCGTAAGATGTAGTGTTTTTAGGAAACCACATCTTTTCCCATCTATTCAGCAGTGATGCATAGGAGGGAATAACGCCAGATTGTTTTTTGTAAAAAAAGAAAAATACAATATTTTTAATAGTGTTTTCAAATTTTTCTGTATATATATCTCGAGAATATATTTTCTCTGGCATTTTTTCTATGTGCCTATAATCATATAATCTTTCACACAATTGAAAATCTTTTAGTCCTTCTACAGATATAAAAGCCATTAGTGAAAATCCTTTCCATTAAGAAGATCATCTAGTAAAGATGAGCTTGAGTCATAAGAATCATCCGTAATCGGATCATATTCTTCATATTTTTTTTTGAAGTCTACATACTTTACTAGAGGTGGATCATAACTAAAAGAGGATCCAGTGATTCTATTTTTTGGTATTTGAAGCTGCATTATGTTTTCATCAACTGTATCGTCATCAGTAGCTAGTCTTTTCTCTGTAATAAAGATTGTCACTGCACACTTCTGTTGAATAGCAAGTGATCCTCCAGTGTCTGATTGTTGTACAACTTCTCTTTTCTCTTTCATTCGGTTAGCATTTTCCTGAGCAGTAATGATGAGCACGCAGTTCATGTCTCTGGCTAGTTTTTCAAGCTTAACCATCATCTCTTCAAATTCACCCCATCTAGCCTTACCTTTACCTCTGGTAAACATAGATTGGATTGTATCTATAATCACTACATCAGGAAGGTTTTGATTGTGACCCAAGATATCTCTAAGCCAGAATTCAAGGTCTTCAAAATATGGTGTATCTGGATCATGTCTAACCATCAATTTATCGCCCCATTGCGATAACTTATCTTTAAAGATCTTCATATAAGACTCTTTTTGATCTTGAGACCACTTATGAGATTCTGAATATACATTCTGTTCAATTATTTGAGTAAATAATATTCTTTCCCAGTGACCCAAAGCTTCTTCAAAGTTTACGTACAAAACTCGATAGCCGTTATCTAGCCAGTTATTTGCTAGACACTTAGCAAATGTGCTCTTACCTTTGCCAGAAGGTGCAATGACAGCATGAACAGCTCCCCTAAAGAATCCGCCATCGTCTGTATATCCCATTGCCCTATTTAGGGATTTAAATTGTGTAGGTAAAAAGTCCGGTATATCCAAAAGAGAATCTACCCTACCTATAATATCTGAACCACTAGTTACCTTGTCTAGTGGGTTATAGTGGATTTGATTTTCTAGTTCTCTAATTTGAGAAGTTAACTTCTCAATTCTTAAGACATCCTCTGGGGTTTTCTGACCCTTTTGATTAAGGATCATCTGAAGCTCTTGCAGATAATTTATCTGTCTTCTTTTTCTGGCCTTATGCTTGACCAACTCTGTGATAGCTTCTGAATTAGAAAGTTCTAGACCCATCAATATATCTATCATCACAGAAACACCAGCATTACCCCCAAGTGCCTCATAGATATCTGTCTCAGAATCTAACCAAGATTTAAATGCTATTGGGTCTACAATTTCAAGTTGGGTAGCATTGTAAAAAGATAGAAGAGCTTTATAAAATTCGTTGATACCTATTTCACCATGAATCGTGCCCACTTCTTCTTCAGGCAGATTCTCAAAAAAATACTTTATAGATCCATGTACTCTAAGGCAAAGTGCAAAAATTTGATATTCTACAGGCAGTGAATCAGTGGTCTCTATTTCCTGTATTTCTGTCATTATTTTTCTTCTTTTCCTTTAAGATTCTATAGGCTTTTTTGCGATATTCAGAATTTTTTTTCTTACTGATTTTGTAAGCTTCAGAATCAGTAATGCTTCTTTTCTTTTTATTGTTTTCTATAATTTCACTACTTCTAATTGCATCTAACATTCTATCAAATACAGCCTGTTCTGTCAGGCTATCATTGTATCTAAATACAATTAGCGCAATATTATTGTCTTTGCACCATTGAGCTTTTTTGGCATCTCTTTTAACAGCTTCTTCAAAGTCATATTTAGAATCATAGAAACGACTGGTGTAATAGAAGTGTTGTCTTCCATGATATTCTGCTGCTATTTTATATTTTTCGCAGTATACGTCAAGCTTTAATTTGTCACCAATATGGTGTTCATTGACTATTTTTTCTCCTGGCAGGAGTTTTTGCATTATTGCAGTAAGAGCCGATTGGCCCCTAGACATTTTCTTTCGTCTTTCCTTTATCCAAGAAAGACCAAGTGAGTTAATTTTTTTATTAACTTTTTCTAGGGGCCAGTCAAGCTCTCTTGCTATTTGGGAAAGAGAATAGTTTGACTCAAAAAGAAGATCGACTAGTAGCTCAATATCGTCATCGTCTTCTTGATATCTATCACTTTTCATTTCTAGAAGATGCGTTGTAGGTTTTGGTAAAATTAATAGTTTTACCAAGATCTATAACAGACATATCTAGTCTTTCCCATATCTTTCCAGATAGTGCCAGACCTAAGGAGCTGCAGTCCATTAAACAGTAGTCTACTCCTCCTTCAAATTCTGATATCTGAGAAAAAACATCGTCCAATTTATCATAATGATTATTATATGGAACGGTAATTACATTGACTTTTGTATTCAAAGTTTTATATATTGTTTTCTTATCGTGGAAAGAAACCACTAAAGTCGGAGTATGCTTAAAATAAAAAGAACAAAAATAATCAAAGATATCTTTTTCATTTAAGAAGTAATGCTCAAATAAATTAGAACTGTAACTTCTATTCGAATTTTCAATTCCTATCTTTGCATGCTTATTATTATGTATGTCATCCACTAAACCAGAAGAATAATTCTTCATAATTCTAGGATGCTCTAAAGAAATACTTTTTAATACAGCTTTTGCAAAGTGATTGGGAAAAGAATTCTCATTCTTTTTATTTAGAGCAACTATTGAATACTTAGATATATTCATAAAAGAAAATTTCTCTTTTGAATTCATCAAAAGGGTTAAGTCAATAATTGCTTGCTTTTCATTTTTCATTGCATTCTCCAGTTTATAAACCGAATGTTCCCCAGTCAATTAAGACTGGATTTTCATCTACGATAGAATTAATATGATTTATATTGTGGAACTTTCCACCATCTAATTGCGAGTATCTTTCATACTTTGACTTCTTATCTTCATCATGGACATAGCCCAGATGCTTCATAATTAAGCCTGAGTTAACCCAAAAATTATTTTGCTTTAACATATTAAGTACATATGTGGGTTCAGATCCACAAGCTAACTCTCTATCAAAGAACGTTCCACCGTTTAGATACCTAAAAATTCTACTGCTGTTTGTGGGTGCCCACAATTTATCTACTCGATATTGAGTCTGATTCCACATGTGATAAAAGCGAACATTAACAACATCTTTTTCTGATTTGTTAAGAACAGATTTTACATCCAGTGCATCAATATTATCAATATCATATAGCATTTCGTCGCAGTCAATAGCAATAATCCAGTCGCCTTCTGTGGCATGATTTTCTAAATTTAGCCATGCATACTTGCGAAGTCTAGCTTCATGAACATTGAACATTCTTTTTGGTGTCTTGTAAACATTTGCATAATTTGCAGCAATTTCTGCGGTGTTATCGTCTGAGCAGTCATCGGTAAAAACAATTTCGTCTACCTGCTTTGACAGTCTTTCAAGAACATCTTTCAGAAATCTTTCGGACTCATTACGTCCGACCATTTGAGCAATAACTTTTTGACTCATAAATTCCAATCTTAAAAATGAGAATAGCGGGGTTTTACCCCCGCTACCTCAAACCAATAATAACTATCAGTCAACGATTTGTTCGCGAGCCTGCACTGCAGAAATTCGCTCAACATCAACGTCTCTGAACATAAGCTCACCTGAAACACCAGGTAGGGTGCGACGGTTGCTCTTTGCGAGCTTCTCCGCATCTGCCATCGTGTTTGCCTTCACGATAGAAGTTGTGGTAACCGTGAAGTACTTGAACTTGTTTTCTGACATTTTTGTCCTTTCAATTATTTGGTTGGATAATGAATTGCGATATATTCTATCGCATCTTGCAGGTTGTCTGCAAGTTTTGTTGCCATATATTTCATATAAACTCTATCTTTATATGAAGGGTGACAGAATACTACAGCTGGTTGACCATTAATTTTGGCCCACGACAACTCAAAATCTGTACCTATATATGCGCGATCTTCTATCATATATTCTACAAGAATAACATCAGATCTTTCTTGCATAAATATATTTTTTCTTGCGATTTCTTCTGCTGACATTGTTTTGTCTTCAGGTATTGAAGTAGGATCATACACTGAATAACCACGTTGTGTCAACATGAACGTAGCTTCTTTGCGCCAATTTGTTGCATACTCTCCAACGTAATCCATAGCGCCAGATAAAAAAACTGTAACTGTCATATAGAAGTATTATATCGTACTTTTTCTAATCAAACAAATTGTCAATAATTTTTTGATAATCTCTTTCAAAGCCAAAAGATTGGTCGTCTTTTATTCTTAAACCAATAATTTTTCTTAATTCATTTATACTTTTTTCAGAAACAAAATCAAATAAATTTTCAGTTATTTCATTTTTATCTTGTTTTTTATTTACATAACTTTGAAGATCTTCACGCACACTACGTCTACCAGGAGAAGAAACTGTTTGACGATTTGGATCAATTTGCGAAGGTAGAGTGCTATGTAAATGAAAAACTATAAAAGGATTTTTTAATCTCAAAATAGTATACCCATGCGTGTATAACCTAGAAGAGTGAAGCACTTCGTCTCCCAGGTAAAGAATGTTTTTATTTGGTTTTACTTTTGATAAATGTCCATAAGAAAAAAGAAACGCACCATTAGTATAAATAAAATTAAATAAACTTTCAAATTTTATAGTTGGTATCGAACAATTAAAAGCGGAAGAAAAAACCCAATTAATCTCAGTTTTTTCACCTAACTGATGCAATCCATATTGACTTATCTCTGGTTTTTGTTTAAATATGGGATCATTTATGTTGATATTTTTATTGGAAAAAGAATTCAAAGCGTCTTCTACAACAAATCTTCTTTTCTTTTCATCAATAAAATAACTATTTAAAGAGTAACTTATTAGAGGTTTCTCCACTCCATCTTCACTTGCTTTTTCTAGTGACGATATGAGTATTAGATCCCAATTGTAAGTAAATAACATGTGAGAATCTATTTGCATATAAAAATCTTCGTCTTGATAAAATTCATTTGCAATATATCTGCTAATGCCAACTCCTACATTTTGCGGAAACTTAGAATGAGAAATAGATAATTTGTATGTTTTTTTTAAACTATCTAAACTTTTTATTAACTCAATTTCATTAAGAATATTTTCTTCATAAAAACAATTGTGAATACCAAAATGGATATCATGAAATCCAGAACACTTTTCTAGTACGTCCTTTATGGTTTCAGCAAGTTCTGAGTCGTGGTAAGATCCTATTTGTACAAAAATTGAAGACATTTATTTACCTTTTAAAGATCTAAGTTGGCCAATAATATTCTAAATCTATTGGTTCATCAAAGTATTGAGAATAATATTCGTAATCTTTTCTAAGAAGATTTGACCTATGCGATTTATGAAAATCTTTATTTCCAAACCAATGTGGAAGATTTATGCGCTTATAATCTAGCTCTTCCATCTTCATGCTATTCTTATAGCCTCGCTTTATCCATTCTTCTATTGTAAAGTTCTGGTAAAGCTTTAATGCTTCCTCATATCCTGTCCACATACGAGTAACAGGATGATTGCGCCAACCTTTTGTTGGTGTTCTATCAAGCAAAATGTTTAAAACTTGAAATGTTTCTACTCTTTGCTTTCCAAGCCGACGATAATCCAAAACTCTTACTGATTGTAAAAGATCCGGATAGGGTAAAAAGGTTTGCATTTACTTAATCTTTCTTAAACTCTGTCCATGTTTTGTCGCCAACACCATAATACTCCCTAGCAAGCCCAGATGCAACTATGTCTGTATTCAAACATTGGCCGTCGGCATTCCAAACTCTAGCAAGAACTCTTCCATACTTTTCATTCTTATCAAGAATGGTTTCTATCTTAACTTTATGTCCAGCTTTTGCGAGCCATTGATCAGTAAATTCTTTTGCAGCTAAGCCCTTTTGTTTTTCTTCTAAGTTTGTTGTGCGACTTTCTGGAGTGTTAACCCCATATAATCTTACTCGCCCTTTACGAAGTGTGTCAAAACCAAGGTCAATGACAATGTCAAAAGTGTCACCATCGATTATCTTTTTGACTTCTGCATTATAATAATAAACGTTCTTATCTTTCATTTTAATCTCTTTCTATTCCCATATAATCACAAGCTTTTCTAAATATTTCTCTACTTATTGGAAACTGTGCGTCGGCATGGCTATAGCCTTCTCCAGGTTTAGGAGAAGAGGCGTGCCAGCTATGGCCGATTGAAACAGATCCGTCATATACAACTTTATATCCTAAATGCCTAGCAAAGTATGAACACCATGTCTCTTCATAATAATGAGGAGTAGGCAGAAATGCTCCTATTGCGTTTGGATACATATCTCGATATCTAGGATTATTGGTCAACGCATTCCATACTTCTCTACGAATAAAATAAGCAGAGCCTGAGACCGTAACACATTCAACTCTATCCCTATAGAGTTCATCTAATTTGTCTAATTCTTTCCAACCCCTATGTCTTGGAGCTGTATTGGTTCCGACTATTCCTGCATGAGTTATGTGCCCATACTCATCGCGCTGCTTGGGTCCAAGTATATGTATGTCTGGATTTTCTTTAAAAATATTTTCTATTTTTATACAGTCACTTGATGACATCCATACATCTGCGTTTAAAACTGCGATGATTTCTGCGTTAGAATTACTAGCCATCATATTTGTAGCGGCTGAGTATCCTATATTTTGACGAAGATAAGTCCTATTAATATAGTATGAATCTTCATTATCCCTTATCCAGGGGATAAAATTATCTGTTGAATTATTATCTGTAATATACAGATTCCAGTTTTTTTCAAGCGCGCCATTTGGACTTTTTAAATCAGAGTGAAGAGTGTCCAAAAATCTCTTCAATTCTTTTGTTGAGTTATAATTAACTATACAAAGATCAATCATTTGGCTCCTTAGCAGTTATAAGATCAAAGGCATTTTCTGGTGATAATCCAAAGCCAATATAATAATTCATTTCCTTAAAAACTTCATCAATAGATTCTTTATCGAAGAATTCTATTAACCTATTTTTATATTGATTCATTGTGGCTTGATCTTTAAATTGATTTTTAAATTTAAAATAATTATACACTGATAGTCCTATCAATCCTATAATGGAAGACGCCAATAAAATGTTACCATTCTTCTTCATAATTTCCTTGCTCAGGAACATAAGTTTTTTCAATCCACTCATCTATGTCTTTAGTTATTTGTACCCATGAGTTTGCCTCATTTGAGTCTTCGCAGTTTTGAGACATGTAAATGTATGTAGACTTTATGTGATCTAATACATTTAGGTCTGCAACAAAAACTGCTTGACCAGGAGCTACTTTTACTGTAACTTTTTTCTTATTCATTTTCTTGTTTTTCTTCTAATTGATCTTCTACTTTATAAAGGCATATATTATCTGAGTCTGGCTCAAATGTAACAAAAAATATATTTTTATCATCTTGAGATAAACCATCTGGTGGTGGTGAATCTAGCGCAATTTTTTGCGAAGAACAACCATAAACCTGACTATGGTTTTTATATACAACTAAATAATTTAGCTTTGACGCTGGCACTACCTAACCTCTATTGTTTTTACATCTGACTTATTAAGAAATTTCTTTACAGTATCCCACTGAAGATAATGGTCATCTTTTTTATAATAAACGTATTTAACTGTGCTATTTGCTATTAGCTTAGCACAAGAAAAACATGGAGGTCCATTTACGTATATCTTAGTGGGCTTTGCGCTATAGTCGCTATGTAGGAAAGCATTTGCTTCTGCGTGAATGGCTATACAGTTATCATAGTTTGATCCATTGGGGCTATCTTCGTAAACCCTAGGACAGCCACCATCATTGCAGTGCTCAAAACCACTTGGTCCACCATTATAACCAAAGCCAACTATATGATTAGATTCATCAACCAGTACAGCACAATATTTTCTTTTAGAACATGTAGAAAAAATTGTAGCGGAGATTTCACACATATCCATAAATTGGATATCTTTTCTTTGTACCTTCATATTAAATCAAAATTAATATACCAGACAAAAACCCAATAAATAGCGCTAAAGATATGGCAATATTTTTAGTTCTTTTTGTTTCACTAAATTGTGCCACCAACTGCAAGGAAACTATATAGTTAATTAAAAGAGTAAAAATTATTGCAATGAAGAAATCATATATCATTTTTATGAACCAGACAATTGATTGTGACAGGAAAAACTGGAGCTATCAAATGATGCACTGCCTTTGCATATTCTCTAATTTCATATTGGGAATCGTGCTCAAGTCTTTGATTAAGAAAGAGACACACGGACTGCAAAGAACATGACCATCTATATACTACATACATTCCATAAGCTGGTAACATAAGTCTAGCCTGTTCAGGGGCTACCCCAGATTCAAGGGCTAAATTATAAATAGCTTCACCTTGTTCAACGTATTTAATTAAATTCTCAGTAAGAATTGAACCAGTCCATGGATCAACCGGACCACCAGATCCCTGCTTTGAATTTTCTGGTGCCATTCTCCATTCATCGTTTTTTGGAATATAGAATTCTGGCTCCATAGTTATATATCGTCTAGATGACTCATTCCAAGAATCCATTGTATGGTCTGAGCCTACAACATATTTCCAATGCTGTCTAGCTACCATGAGTGGTGCTTTAAATTCAAATGTAGCAAAAGCATGTCTGAACGGTGACATGTGATTTTCTCTTGCTAAGAAATCAATCAGTCGTGCATCACCAGGGCTAATTTCTTTACTCTCTTTTGCATAAGAGGCGCGAGCAGCATTGGCAACGGATAAATCCGATCCCATTGTGTCAACTAATCTAACATAACCTTTATCTAAAACATCAATAAAATTGTTTTGCTTCTCTAAAGCAATGTTTTCACTCATCTTCTTCCTCGTCAATATTAAAACTCTGATCTAATTCAATGAACAATTCTACCATACAGTTGTTTAAATCTTCACCTGACTTATATAAAATATCTAAAACTTCAGGTATATCCTCATTAATAGGCGGTTCATTACTAAGTAACATAAAAATGATTTGAGAAACATTAGAAACACAATCGCCTAAAACCTCCTGCAATAATACAAGCTGCTTTAGGTCATAGGCAAGAAGCTTTTCCTTATCTTCATTTACTTCATTGATATTTGTTGATTTTATGATTTCGGAAAATAATTCGTTTATCTTATCATTATCCATATGTTCATCAGACATTTTAAGCTCTACTTTATTGGACAAGCTCCGGTAGCGCACTCTAAATCATCAAGAGAAAAATCTCCAGATATATCAGTAAATGACACTTCCTTAATCTTTGACTTAAGCTTGTTGTATTCATCTTCACTAATCTCTTCATATGGAGCAAGAGCAAAACCATGCTCACTATGAAGAAGGAATGATACAGACTTAACCTTATTCTTATAATTTGCTTTTAGCCAATCCTGTATATCATTAAGTTCTTCTTTTCTATAATATACAGTAACACTAACGTTATTATCTGCCCAATTAGACTGAGCCTTAACAACCCATTCAAGCTGATTAATTGCAGTTAAATCCTTAGCTAACGTAGCGTGGTCGGGAGTTTCTGCTGGAAATTCAACAACACAAATAGTGTGATTTTCTTTACCGTCAATACCAACATCATAAACAACCTTGTATCCCTTGTCTCTACAGTACTGAACCAGTGGATCGCTGCTACCCATTCTTACTCTGCGAATGTAATGTTTTGCATAAGCTGGGTGAATTCCTGGCGTAACACCCGCTAACAAGCTTAGGGTTCCGCTAGGCTTGACAGTTGTTAGCTTAATTGATGGGTTGATACCTAAATTCTTCGACCACTCTGAGTCAAATGACTTAAGCTCATTGTAGCAATCGCTAACCCAGGAAAGCTGTTCTTGAGTTGATTGCAACCATCCAGTAATTCCCTGACCGAGTCTACGGTTCTTTGCAATTACTTCCATACTCTTTTGATATGGGTAAGCAAGAGTTGTAATGGCTTTCTGCGTCTTGTAAAGAAGCTTGCTAAGATCGATTAATTCTTCTTTTGAAGATATATTTGGTAGAAAAATTTCTGCAAGGTTGCAAGGCTCTCCGTCTTCCAGACCGATTTCACCACATGGGTTCGTACCAATAACTTTTGAGTCATTAACCTTTTCTCCTAATCTACCATTTTTTCTGATAAGTGCTCTATTGATAAGACCATATGGTTCACCTGAGCCGTCATAACCTTTCCAGAATTCTTCAATGATTTCATCATATGCGTCTGCATATATTGAGTTATTTGAATTAGCTCTCCAACCAGGAATATCACCCTTACCCCAATTTTTTGCGCGAAGGAATAAGAAATCATCAGGATCTCCAATTGCAATTTGAGCTGAACGACGTGCCGAACCTGCTACTACCACCTTGCCAATAATGTTAGCAATATCAAGGGCATCAATTGACCTAATCTTCTTCCCAGCTCTTGAACTAAGAATCTTACATATGTCGGTTATTCCTTCGATGAGGACCTCTGGACCTGATGCTGTTCCGCCAAACGTTTTTAGCGGTGCACCAAAACCACGAATAAGAATAGTTGAATAGGTAAAAGATTTGCCAGTGCAGAAATAGCTATCAAGAACTTTACCAAGTAATTCTGACCAGCCAAATCTTGAATCAGGAACTATAAAGTCGGCATCGTTTGAACGCTCATGTCTGATATGGTCAACATCTTTAACCTTTGGAAACTCATGCACAGATGCTCTTTCCACTGTATATCCAACACCACCACCAAGCATTAGGTGATCCATTAAGAATTTAAAGTCATCTACTTTTGATATTGTTGTCATCCAGCAGTTTACAAGTGAAACACCACTCATCTTCTTAACTAGCGGTGTACCCAACTGCCATAAAGCACGACCAGAAAAAGTACCCTTAAGGTTAAATATGTAATCAAATAATCTTTCAGCTTCTTCCTTGGTGTAATTAGCACCAATTTCTTGAGCTCCGTTAACGCAACGGGCAATTGTCTCATGCCAGTTTTCTTTTCTTCCCAAAGATTCAATGTCCCTAGAATAGGTTCTCTTGTAGACTATCTCACCCATTCCATTAAAGCCCCAAGGTGGCGTTTTTGTTGCGTAGGACTGTACAAATTCTTCTGAAAGAATATCGGATTGCATTTTTATCTCCTTGTAAATTATTTTGCTTGTATCTTTTTAACGTAATTTTGATTTGCTTTTTGTAACTCTAAATTTTTAATCTTAAGTATTTGATCTGTTGTGTATATTTTGTGTATTTCTCTTTCAAAAAAGTATCCACTTCTCCAGTTGAACATGTTCTTTATAACATTTTCGTGATTCATAAAAATATTACAAACAACTGCACCACCGTAAGCCATAACTAAATTGGAAAACTTTGATTTTAACTCATCTGCGTTATCTTCATTTACATATCCATTATCTTTTGCTGCATTGTAAAGCCAATTAAATGCTTGTCTAGTAACTGGAGATATATCAATTGGATCTATTATACCTAACATAATTGCTTTATTTCTATCCTCAGCGATTTTAATGTCTTCTTTTAAGAGATCTTGAAACATTTTAAACCAATCTCTTTCTTTAAACTGAAGCCATCCAGAACACCAATACAATAGATTATCGGGTGGTTTGGGTATAGCACTCTTTTCTGTATAGTTGAGAAGTACTGCACAACTTATGGATTTTTTTACAAACTCTTTTCGTTCTTCTGCGTCTTTTCTCTTAGCCCCTGAAGACTCCCATAGTTTTAATAAAGCTTTCTTCCAGTCATGAGGTCCAAGAAAAATGGTGAGATATTTTTCCGCTACTTCAACTGAAATAACTCGTTCATTAACTACTTTTTCTAAATCTTGATAAGACATTTATAATCCCTTATAAAACCATCTAAACCCATAAAAGCCTGCAATAAAAACATTAGTCCCGCCCTTTCGGGCGGGACAACTATGTTTGTGATTACCGCCTACTAACACTGTGGGATAATTATATCACAGAGCCAGTAGCTCAAATTGTATCTAGGTGTTATTCCTGATTAAAATTTTCCTATCTTACTCAGATACTTTTTCCTAATCATCTTTTCCAACAAAAGATGGAAAGTTAAACCTAACCACGCTCCTATAAATATATTTTTTCCAATTGTCTGTTCTGTGTGACGCCAAAAAGATCTAGTTAATGTTTCGATCTTTTTAGTTTTTATCGCATAAACATCATATAAAACTATGATACCTATGAGACCGATCCAGCCTATTAGTCCAGACTTCCTACTATCTTTTTCTAGACTAATAGGATTGGATAAAATATTAGAGAGCTTTTGCTGACGGAACACCGTACCATTCTTTAACTTTTTCTCTGCCATAATCACTAGTAACATTTGCCTGACCATAGCCAGCTGTAAAAACCTTGGCACTAGTTACGCCTTGTGCTTCAGTTGGTCTAAATACACCAAATGAAGCTGGTGCGCCTTGAGCCTCTGTTCTTGCTGCATGGCCTGTATTTGCAAACGCATTAGCAGAAGTAACACCGTCAAAGATATAGTTATTGTAACTATATTCGCTAACTCTATCTGCATGACCATACCCTGATGGGAAAGCAGCTGCACCACTGAGCCCCTTGAATTCTAGAGGACGGAATCTTGCACCATCGTATGTTGCACTACCATTGGGGAAAGTGCCAGAAAGTGGATGCACATAAAGTGTAGTTCCATTAAAAAGCTGTGATAAAAATCTATTGCCAGGGAACTGACCAGTACCTGGAGCAAAATGATTGTCTGGAGCACCATCCAAGACGTGACTGGTGCTGTAAAGTGGGTAGTATGAATATGTTCCAGTACCCTTAGCTTTGCCAGTCATAGAGGTATATGGATTGGTCATCTCAGCGGTTGACCTACCCTTTAGAACTGGTCTTGGTCCAACGTAAAAAGTTGCCATTTATAGTCTCCTTGTGGATTTGTATGTCTTAATAGTAAAAGGGTAATCCCTATATTGTAATCTTAATTATACGATAAAATCGCATTCTACCTTTAAATCTGATAAAACTGGTGGAGTTTTATCGTCTAACATATTCAATGTGACCTCAATCCAAACAGAACTTGATGAACCTGGATTGCTAAGGGTGTAGGATCCACCGTCCTCATAAATAACCCTATAGCTAAATGCTGTAGATAGTAGACTTGGAGGCACATTATATATGTATGGGGTAACGTTTGTTACTTCCGATATTAACTTACCACTTGGTGCATCAAACTTAACAATAGTCTTGCCAGTAGTCAAAAATTTATCATATCTAATATCAAGATCCGATAATCCATAGCTATATATATATCTATTCAATTCTTTAAAGTAATTTCTTTGATTCATTTTTATTCTAATTGCAGTGATTTCTAGATCACCAAAATAAAAACATAATGGTCCAGAATTTGATATTTTATCCGAACCTGCAGTGGCCCATCCACCAGGTGGAACCTTGCCTATAGCAGCAGTCTGCCCATTATATAGACCATCAACGTTCAAGTCATACCAACCATCTGACTCGATAAGATTTGGATTTGAATTAGTAGTATATTCTATAGAAAATATATCTACGGATCTCATTGGATATGGATTGAACTTTATGCAATTAGTCTTGTTTGAGCCAGTATATTCTGTTGGAATTTTTACGTAAAACATCATTTGTGCTCCGGCATTGTTAGCCGTATTGGAGACAATGTTTCTTTTCCATATCTTATTTGGATCATCTAATATTGCGTAGTATGTTGGAGTGGTATCAACTACGGATCCACTTGAATCAACTCCAGAATAAGAATTGTCTATTGAAGTTTTAAAGAAATCAGGAACAACTTGACCTGTTGTTGGATTGTAAAACTTGACCTTTGAGGTTGATGAACCAGAAACAATCGGTAAACTTATAGTGTTATAGTATGGATCAAAGCTAAGAAGGTCAGTTGAAGAAATAGTGTATGCCGTAGATAAAAACGTTGCGTAATCTATCTGAGTTGCACTATAAAGAGATAAGACAGAATCATTTGCCTCTAAGGCAGCTAAGCGATCCTCTAGATCTTGCACGGCATTGGATAGGAATGCGTGATCTTTAATAACTCTTTCAAAAGCCTGCTGTAGTTTTGATTCTAGTGTATTTGCTTTATTGTAAAGCGTTACAAGATCTTGATAATTTTCTTCAATTCTGGCATTATAGTCTGCGCTATCAACAATGCCATTATATCGAATGTCTCTTTTTTGTGTTCTAATAATTTCTGACATTTTATAATCCGTTTTCTAGTCTCTTTATTTTATTTTCAATTCTTGAAAGTCTTGCTGACAATATATTGTTATTTTTTATTGATAGATTCTGTATTGAAGATCCGTAAGAAGTGCTAGGATCATCTATATTGATTTCAATTCCATCAATATCATAGTCAGGTCCATCATTCAATTTATCTGCTAAAGATATAGACTTAATGTTTCCGCTTAAAGCGTAGCTTTGAGCAAGTACGGAAGCATCTATTTCATCTAGTTCTATTGTAATTCTTTCTAGATCTAATATTAAAGAATTCATTTCCAGAATCTCAGATGAGCTTACTCTAGAAGCCCTATACTTTTGTCTAGATCTATTAAATAAAGGCTCTACTATTCTTCTTCTATTAGACTTTTTGGAAAAAGTTATTCCCATGTAAAAATCACCTTCTATATATTAGTACTGTCCACATAGACTAGATACTGGAATGCTTAAATTTTATTCTATAAGATTGCAAAACTGGAGTTGAATATGGATTCTCATACCTACCCAAATCTGCTCTGAATCTTATGGATTCGACAGATCTTGCTGTTTTTGCCGTATAACCAAATCGACAAGTTCCTTCTAATTTTTGTGATGAAAATATTTGTTTAATTCCAAATATAGTATCAACTGTAAAATAATTTTCTTTATCTATCTCTTTATTTGCAAAATCAAAAGGATCTAGGTAATAAAAATAGTCTACAAATATAGAACCAAACTTTGATAAGCTGGTTCCTTCCATTAGTGAAAATGAAGCTACGCCATTATATGGCTTGTCATAGGTTATTATTATGTTATTTATACCTTCAACAAAATTCCACTCTATACTTTTAGATACAACACCATTTGGAAGGTCTGCTATCAACTCTCCATTTAAATATATGGCGAGGTTAAAATTATAATTAATTTTATTAACTGTATATATTACTCTTTGAGCTGAGTTACAAAGCAGCTTTGACTGCACGTATCCGCTTGAGGGAGATGTTATCCCTGGATATATTGATCCCAATTGTTCTTTTAGGGTAGAGGATAAAATATTTGGTTTATTCTGTTGAATTTCTGTTGACCAGAATGAAAGATCCTTATATTTTTGAACTGTTGTATCCTGCATAATGTAATAATAGTGCTTAAATGAATCCACATTTCCATACAATGATGGATTGATATAGTCTGTAGATCTGTTCAAAGTAGCTACCTTGTATACTGTTTTTCCAGTGTACAAGGTAGATGACGGATTAATCTCGTCTGCATTTTTTGATGTAGCACTTAATGGGGTAAGCTGCAGATCTGAAGCTGATGGTTCTGATTTAATTAAAATATTTTCTCTTGTAGAACCCTCAAAAGAAACAATGGAAGAAAATCCTGCTGACTCAGATCCCTGTGGAGATATTGGAATCCAATTAAAGTCTGAAATACTTGTAGCTGATGGAACGTCTTGAGCTACATAATATTTAATTTCCGTTCCACTTACAGCTTGGTCTTGTACGTCTATAGAAACGGAATCAATAAATATTGTAGAATTGTCTGTGCTTGGTATCGAGTGTGGTTCTGATACAAAAACTGCGTTCTTGTCATAGTATTTTGATCCTATCATCAATTCTCTTAAACCGAATTTATATTTATAAGGATTATTTGATCCTGCAACTACAGCATCCGGCTCTATCTTAGACATAATTAGATCTATAGATGAATAGCTGTCAGCAGGAAGTGAGGCAGTAAATGTTCCGTAATCCTGTCTTGAATCCACTGTCCTAATTTCAGACTGCTTAGTTGTATCGGAATAATTAGCTATAACGTATATGTTAACTGGAGATGTAGTAGAAACCACTCCTTGAACTTTAGATATAACTATATTGCTATTTAAAGGTATTCTAATGCTTAAAGAAAAAGAATTAATCTCTGCAGAATTATATTCATAGTCCCAATAAGTATCTGTAAGTCCATCAAATATATTGTTAAACAAAGATAAATCCATGCTAACAGGTAGTATGGATCCGTTAACTGACAGTGATGCATTCGCGCTTGCAGATACTATATTGTTTACAGTTAAGTTGTTGTAATTAGCTGATGTTAATGATGGTAATTCAACGTTCTTTTTACTAGTATTTATATATACATTGCTAAAATCTAGATCTGATTTATTAAGGGATGCAAAGTTTTCTGTTATAGAATAAAAGAAACCGTCTGAATTATTATTAGAAAATAATAAGTCATCTACCTTAGACTCTAGTTCTATTCTTCTTTTTTTTAAATTTTCCAATTTTTTATTTAATGCATTGATAGTTCCCATTAATTGATCATTATTTTGAAAAATGGAATCAAAAATAATATCAACATTAAAAACTGAATTAGCCATTATAGAATTCAAAACATCTACGTCAGTTACCGATATACTCCTAAGTATATCTGTATCTACTCTAAGTGGGAATCCCGCTTTATTAACTGTAAAATAGTCATTAAATGCCTTTCTAATCTGTTGATCATCTGGCATAACTCCTGAAGTATGAAATATCTTATACAGATTTTCAAGCAAACGAGTTTTTTGTATTGTAGATATATTCACGATTTTTTAACCTTTGCTCCAAGAGTATAAGAATGTATTGTAGGTGTTGTATTTATATCTTGATTTTTAGACATTTCTAATTTAACCAAGACACTTTTTATTTCTTTAGGAACTTCTGGAAAAGAATAGTATGTTACGCCAGGAAGTTTATATCCAGTAGGAACATTTTGATTAAAAGCTAAAACTTCATCTCCACCTGCATAACCAGATTGAATCGGAGATATTCTTAGCCAATTTTTTCCTTCATCAACAGAAACGTATGAGTTAATAGACGCAGAAGTATCAGACAGACTCTGTAAATCTGACTCCATATTAAGAATTAATGACTCAACTGGCAAATCAAATTCAAACGGTCTTGATATTATCTGGCCAGAATTTATATACTGATGATATTCCAGTGATATATCCCTAATACCTATTGCCATTCTTTTAGCCTTTAGGATTTTCTTTTCCATTTTTATTGGAATATTATAGTTTTTAGATACTGGATTGCTTCCCTTAGTCACTATTGTGACAGGAATAACTTGCCTTATTGCATCTTTAACTTTAAATGCATTTGGGTTAGATAGTTTTGGCCTTATTAAGGACTCGTTGTATTTTACTTCCTTATAAAGAGCTTCACTTATACTGGTTGGATTGAATCTATAAGATTTTGATACTGAAGTGTAAAATGGGCTATCATCTTTTGTTGCTTCGGTATAATCAGTTACCCAGTAACAGTGTTGTATTTCAACTTCTTGATGCTGATCTTGCTCCATTGTTATAGTTGCATTAATTGCTTCTGTTTCTTGAAATGAAACTACAGCTTTATTTAAAAAGTAACTATTAAATGACTGAGTTGATATATTTTCCGGAGAAACTCCAATATATATTGGTTTCTTTAAAACCTCAAAGTCAGTTCCATCTGCTCTTGTCAATAAAATGCTGCTTACCTTTATAACTTTTGATGAACCAAAATAAGGCATAATAGTTATACTATTGCACTTTTGTGCAGTTCCAGAAAAAACTTTAACTTGCAACTTTAATGGCTTAGTTATGTCATGACTTGCCCAATTTACCAAAGAGCCGTCGACATCTCTGATGTAGCAGAATTCTTTTTCTGAGTATCCAACTTCTGAAGTTGGCTTTTCCACAGCTAAAGCTTCGTATTCAAAATACGTTAAAGGATTATTGTCAACAATATTATTTTTATTACCAATTGATGGGCTTTCTTCAAAAACATATCTATAGCCATTTGAGGAAACTGAGGAAGTTCCTTTAATTACTACGTGATTATTTCCTATAAACCCATTAGAATCTAAAACTTCTATTCTTGAACCTTGCCATGTTGCAGCGCTCTTAGATTGAAGAGACATGCTTCCATTTGATATAAATGGAATCCTATCAACTAAATACTTTGTTTCGTCTATGTAATCATAATTATCAAATGAGTCACCTATATAGACTATATCATCTGCCGGACTTTGAGAATACATCTGAAGAACTTTTGCTTTAGAAGTAATTCTGTTAATATATTTTTTTTCTGATTCTACCTCTGCATTAAACAGGTTGTAAACATTAACAGTTTTTGAACTCAAGAAGTCTAGTTGCTTTGCGGCGTTGTTAATATCTTGCTTGAGATTAGAAAGAAATAAATTTATCTTACGAGATGAAGGTGGTTCTCCCTTTATAAATTGCTCTACATCTGTTTTAGCTGAACCAATTTTTTCATACAATTCATTTAAAGATTTATTGAAATCATTAATAATATCTTGTTTTGTAACAAAATCTCCCTTTGACCATTTTTCCACTAAATCAGCTACTGATTTAGCTATTTGATCATAAGCTAAAGTATATGGTGATAATTGTGTCATAATTTACCTATTTTTTTATAATAACTTTTGTTAACTTATCATAGAATGGATCGTATATTTTTGTTTTGCATTTAACTAAAATAGAATCCGCTGAACAAGTATAATTTATATTAGGAATATTCTTTCTCATAATTAGTCTAAATCTTAAAGAGCTTGGCACATACTCATAAATAACCCTAAATGGGCTAGATATATATTGGTTAAATATAATCTCTTTTCCATTTTGTATGAAATAGACTCCTGATGGTTTCAAAGAAAAGTCGGGGGAATCCGAACTTTCGGTATAGTTTGTTAAATTTACTGCATATGAACCATCGCTAAGAAGAATTTTTACTGGATTATAACCAGATCCAGAACCATAAAATACAGTTCCAACTAAAGAGCTATATGTTGCATTGGATACAAATGATGTGTTTACATAAGGAATGTTTTGAATTACAACCCTATTTGTTAAATCTGTTGAGCTAAATAATTCCCCTGAACCATCAGAACTTACTGCAGGTTTTGTTGACTCTTGAAATATTCCACTTGAAACAAAATCAACTAATCCATAGTTATATATTTCAGAATTAAGTTCATATGAAACAGTGTAAATTGAATTGGGCTTTAGCTGTATTTGTGAACCAAACTTTATTGTCCTTGCAGCTACCGAATACAAACTTGGATCTAAAAGCAATCCATTCTCGTATATTGATAGTGAATTTTCCCTAAATGAAAATCTTGTTGTAGCCATTTTGCTATTGATATCTATAAATAGAACTTCTGAAGAAACAGAAGTTTCACCATGAGACACTAATGGTATCCAATCATTTTCCTCATCAGGTATTTCAGCTGTTGATATTGATAATTCATAAGATGTTGACTCTTTTAAATCATAACTATGATTTGAAAGATCTAAATTAGATTTATCTTTAAGAAGCTTAACTTTTACTGCTTGCGGATGACCATTAACTGGAATTTTCCTACTCACAAAACACGCTTTGTTTGATTTATTTCTTTCTACCGAGGCAAACTCTATAGACTTTAAGGAAAAGCTATACTCGTATTGATCTTGCTCTTCTTCTGATAAAAGATCTAAAATATATGATTGGTTAGATCTAGATATCATCTCTGCGCTAGAAGATTGAACTTTGGGTGAATTAAAAATATTAGAAGATTTAATAGGAAGAAGGCCAACTGATCTAAAGTTAAATAAACTTCCTTTTGATAAAGAGGATTCTATATATGTGCTTTGATCAAATATTTCGCCTTGTTGATCGATAACATGAGACATAAAGTTTTGAAATATATTTGAAATAATAGATGAGTTAAAGTTGTCTAATGTTCCCATTTCTTTAAGATCTTCAAGAAGACTTCTTGAATATATTGGAGCATTAGACGAGTCGCCTATACATGGATACCTATAGGAATAATAGTTGGTAATATAATCCTTGTTTTTTAAAAACTCTTTAATAGAACTGTTCTTTAAAAACATACTGTAAACTAAATCTTGTAGTTTGTCTGTATTATTTTTTCTTTTATTTCTTAAATCTTTTATAATTTCATATATTTTTCTGGAAACTAATTCAGTATCATTTGTTACGGTTTCTGTTTTTTTATAAAGAGATTGATTAAATATCAGTATAACTTTTTTGACCACAGATTCTTCAAAAACAATTTCTGAAACAGAGTCAATTATTTTTGGAGATGACAGAACTGGAATAAATCCTCTATTATTTGAATTTAAACTTATTCTATTTATATTAGAAGAAGAAATTGACTGAACAGTCTCTACCATTTGGTCTGAATTATTAAACAGAACTACCTGAAGAAGTTGTAATCCATTTGAGTAATTTGGGGTTATATACAAAGTGTCAATCAATTGAGGAGAAGAAAAATTTATCTCCACATACGTCTGAGCACCTTTGATCGCAGAAGAGTCATAGTTGCAATATTTAGATAATTCCGAAAGAGAAGTGTTTAACACTGTAGGAGATTTTACTGATACCGCCCAAGAATCAAAAAGGGTTTCAGTAAAAACTGACTCAAAACCAGAGTCGCTATAATTCATTAAATAATAATTTGATTTAAGATTTATAGATTCTATGTTGCCTGAAAAGTTTTTTGTTGTTGATTTGTTTCCAATTTTAAATAAACCAGATTTTGTATCAACAAATCCATTTCCATTTTGATCAAAGTTTAAGTTATCTCTATCTACAAGATTAAATGATAGTCCATCAGATCTATAATCGTAGAGAGCATTGTCAAACTTTTCAAAGTAATTAGAATTGTACAAATCATCTTTGCCAGAGATATATTCATAATTATTTATAAAATCTTCTAACTGTTCTATATCTTTCTCTACTTTATCTATCTCAGCAGAAAAAACATCTATCATTGAATTTATAATAAGTCCAACTGTATTGGCAACGCTGAAGTAGTTTTTTACTCTGATATCGGCGTCCCTGAATGCATTAATGAAGTACTCTTTATTGAGAGGGGAAAGCTGACTTATTAAACCTGGATCATAATAGTTGTTAATTTGAAAATCTCTTATGCCAGATATAAGAGATGATATCTCTGATTTATCAGCCTTGACATTTTTTAAAACAGTAGAAACAAAAGACCTAGAACCTGTCCTTAAGCTATTTATTACTCCTGGAAGATATGTATCCATCTTACTTTACTCCAAATGAATTGCCGTCCATATCCTGAACTTCAAAGGCTATGCCAGCAGTTAGGTTCCTATAAACTATATCATAAATTTCTGTGATATTTAAGAAGTTATCTTTAATTTCTTTTGGTAGCTTAACTACAACATAGCCACCCTTTGGATATGCCATTCCCTGAGAAGGGTACATATCCCAATAAGATATTGCATTTTTGTTATAACTTACTGCTTCTTTTGTATCATATTCATAAGACACGCCCCCACCCCTAAGTCTTGTATCAAAAACATTAACAGGGATCTGAGATCTGCTGTAGAAAACTATTCCAATCAATAGTGCAAATGGATCATATTTATTGGAAGTTGAATTGAATATATCTTTATCATATGTAAAGTTAATTGGATAAGAGTTTGTATATTCGGTTACTTTAGAATAACCACTAAAGTTTGCGGTTATATTTGTTCTCTTTTCAATTTTAGTTGGCAGAAGATAAACGTACAGTGGTTGATCTACTCTTATAGTATCTTTATTCAGAAGTGGATTAAGTGGAATTTCCTGTCCATCTACTTGATAAATTTGAATATCGCTGTTTTTTGATACATAAGATATTTTAATATCCTCTTCTTTAACTGGAAGAAGTCTTTCAGTAAACTCTATGACTCCGGTTTCTGCATTATAGTTTTTTACCTTTGAAAGAGGTATTGTCTCCCAAACTTTTTCGGATGGTTTTGTAGCTAAAAGATTTGTATTTTTGTATGCTTGAAACTGCGGCCTTACCAACTTAAGTACGGAATAATCATAGTTTGTTGGTTCTGCCCAAACTAAAAATGGAGTTTGTCTTACTTTTATTGAAGTTGGAGAAACTATAATTGGATTCTCATCTTTAATTTCATAATATCCTTTACCAAATATTTTAGACCAAGACACACCAGGGGTATTCTGAGTTTCATACTGGCAAATAAGTTCCTGGTTTAAATAATTGGCTTTCCAATCACTATAGATATTTGAATTCAAGTAAACAGATTTTCTAAAAGATCCTTGAGTAACTGAAAGTGGCCAAGCTTTATTCTTCTCAATATCTAGAGACATATTGCCGAGTCTTATTCTTGAATTAGAATTAAACTTTACAGAATAAACTGGATATATTTTTTTAAGAGGAATACTTACTGGCTTAAATGTTGTTGATATTTTTGGGCCAATATAATCTATTTGATTTTGAGTATTTCCGTCTGCGTCTATTGCGCAAACTGCTAAATAAACATTGTCCAATCCTTTAGATAAAAGATCTACGTAGGATATTTTTTTTCCTATAAACTCTTTTTCTTTAATGTCGTAAAAACCATATATCATACCATCAGTATTTGTTATCTCACTATAAACATTTACATCACCAAATCTAATATCCCTTTCAACACCATCTGGAATAGATAATATGGCTGCAGAAATTTCTGTATATCCTGGTATTCCTATCGGTTTAAATGTTGTCTGTAAATTGTTTAAATAAACTTGTCCGGAATTATATGTAGATGGCTTTTTAGATAATAAAAGAATTCCATCATGAACTGTCACTTCATTTCTGTTATCCAATACTTTTCCGTCAATTCCCACTAAAACATACTCGTTATTACTTATTCTTTTTTTACCTGTTTTAACAATTTTGGATCCAGAATAATAGGTTGAAGAAGTTGATAAGGTAATTTCTCCATATCCTCCAGAAACTTTCTCGTCACCATATTCAATATTTACTACTGAATTAGGACTTAGTATAGCTTTTTTAGTATCATCATAGAGAGATGTAATAGTGGAAGAACTATTATTTATTATTTCCGGTATTCCAGATGGATTTGAAAAGAAAAATGTTACTCCAGCATTTGTTGTAAAAAAATCACTATTAAGATTATAGGTGCTTGGAGTAAGGGATTGAGTGTATTCTCTATCTTTATATTTGTAAGATAAAGAAGTAAAATAAATATTTGATGAAGATTGTGGTTGACTAAGCTCCCTACATGCCTTTGTGTTATATGTGTATGATAAGTTTTGTTCAGCAGATAGGTTTGAAAAATTTTGAGTAACTGTTGCATAAGCCTCAATGTCTACAGTATTAGATAATTCAACTACATAATCTTCTATTTGTATGTCAGTTGTGCTAGCACTTATTACTTCTTTGGTCCAGGAAGATCCATTCCACTTGTAATATCCATCTTCAGTTCCGCGAACATAAACTCTTTTGTCCATTGTATTGGACTTTAGTTTTTGCTGATCATAATCATACTCTAATTGACCACTTGCATATCTTCTAATTGGCTTTCCATCTAGATAAGCTTCTTCGATTTCATCAGGATCAGATACCAGACTATCAACAGCCTCATAAACATTAGTCCAATTATAGGTAGCACCAGTTACTGGTAGTGTCCACCCTATTACAGGGGCAACTACGGTGTCTGCTCTTTTGGCAGATACTTTTACTGCCTGTATAGAATAACCTTCTGCGTATTCACCGTATTTATTGTCAAGGGTTTTTAGTTTTTCGGAAGACTGCACCCTAATAAACATATGTCTACAATTTGCTGACTTTACATTAAGGTTTATGTTAACGATTCCATCAGAGTCTGCTTTTTTATTTATCACAGAAGTATGATATCTATCAAGTCTTTGCCTAGTAGTTAATTGTGTATTGAATACGAACCCAGATCCATAATCAATAATAGTGTGATCTGTATCTGAATATCCGTAGCTATAAACTTTTGCGTTTTTCCATACACCAAAATCAATGGTCAAAGTTTTAATTTCATCATAACCTTCTGGAATTGAAAAATAGATAACATCAGTTATTCTTGATGGACCATCAAATCCAGTAAATGTAATCTTTTTATACTCTCGACCAATTGTTAGATTTTCTACTGCACCAACTGCTGCATCCCAAAATTTTGCAACGCCATAATCTGTTGCATGTGATCTCCAGGCAGCAAAAGCAGCGGGGTCTTCATCTTTTAGCGTCTTTAACCTTCTTGCCAAAAGTGATTTTGTTTCACTATCCACTGTGCCATCTACATATATGCAGTTGCCCAAATCTTTTTGAGTTTGCTGAAAGGATTGTATTGCATCTCTTGTTTTGGGTCCATATTTTCCATCAACTGGCCAATTTTTAAAATTGCCCCCGCCATATCTACCAAATGATTTTAGTGCTATCTGTATATACTTTACATAATTATATGAGTTTCCAGAGTATGCAGTTGACCAAGTATTAGTGGAGTTACCCCTGTCTATGTCTCGAGTATAGATGAAGTTATTGTATGGCCTATCTGAATCCACTACTGCGTACAGATTACTGTCAATTGATGATTTAACATTTGAACATGGTAGATCTGTTTTTGTTTCACCCAAAACGGTATATCCATCTTTTTTAACATATGATTTTGAAGGAATGTCTGGATCTTTTGTTGACCATTTTTTAGTTACAGATCCCCATCTCTGTCTAAGTACCTTTTCTTTAGCTACACCCCTATAAGGAAATTTCATATTTGTTGTTACGGTTCCATTAAAAGAAACTGGTTTATCGGTTGCGCTAATATAAGAGTATTCAGTTTGCAAACTAAATGGATAGGATTGAAATTGTGTAATTGGATTTATTTCAGAGTTTATTTTTTTAGAGTCAGAAGAACTGATTCCTGGAACGTCCTTAACAACATATGGGCCAAAAGAAGACGGTATACTTATCTTGGGAGAATACTTTTCGGTATAGGCATATGGCTTAAGTAGTCTTGATGTCATTTTTTTTACAGAGTACGATGAAGGTATTGATTCATCTTGAGGCGAAGATACTGCTGTAGAGTTAGAAATTAAAACTTCTGGATTTGTTACTTCAATATAAAAATCAATAGTTGAAGTATCCATTTTAGATATTTTCTGCTTATGATAGTCTGGCATTGAATCTGACAATTTAGCCTTATAATAAGCCTCTATGCTATCGTAAGGTTGAATTAAATCTCTTCCAAATTTTACTTGATTAGTATCAGAAGATATATTAACAAAGTATTGGATCTTTTCTTCATCAAGAATAGCATCTGAATACATTGTCCAAGATGAATTCCATTCACCTACATAATTATATAATATTGATCTTTTATCAGACTTTCTCAAAGCACTTGTTCTACAGTGGAGGCCAAATGCTACACAGTTAAACAGAAACTTATATGGGCCCTCTACTAATCCAGATAAAACATTTGTAGACAGATTATCATATGCTGTTGGGCCAGTACTTGAATCTACCATGGATCCATTTCCAGAAGAATTATATACTGAGTTACAATAATGAAACCACTCAAAACTTGCAAATACTATATTACCTTGTGCGATAGCGTCTCCGTTGTGAGGGAAACTCATACAAAGCTGCCACAGACTTCTTGGTAGCTTGGCTTGGACCTATGTCTAATATAGATAACGTGGAATTTACAGAATTTATATATCTATTTTTTGCGCTTTTTTGACCAAAAATTCCATAAATATCTTTTTCAAATATTGAATTATCAATATTCCAAGCGCCATTTTTGTTTTCGTCTAATATTTTTGATGATGTGTTGTACTCATAATAGGATGCAGTAGATGAATCCAACGCTGTTAAAGATATGCTTTCTCTCAAAAATGGTATTGAAGATGGATACTTGCTTGCATCAACAATTAGTGTTCCATTGTCTTTTGTAACAAATTTATCCAAAAGCCTTATGGCCTTTTCTGATAAAGCTTTGGTCGGGCAAAATGCTAAAACATCAAATCTTGAAAGATCATCCATTGATTGAATATCAACTTTCCAATACAATGCTTGATTTTTTTCTGGAATTGTTGATAGTTCTTCACTTATTGGATTTTCAAAAATATATTGATTGAAATTAAATGGAGAAAGTCCTAATCTATAAAATATATATGGATTAATGTTTGCATTACTTATAGTATCAAATGAATCATATAGGACGCCAACATTAACTGTCTTCGTTTGAATATCGTTAGAAATTTCAATATCCTGGATTTCATCTAAATTAACCGATTGCTTTGACTTGGCGATGAGTCTCCAGTTAAAGACTTCAAATACTCTATTGTCAGCCAAAGCTTTTCTTGGAACAAATGCTTGAAAACCTGTTGTATCCATAGACTGCTTATATATATCAGAATACTTTTGTAGAAACTTTTTGATTGAATATTTGTTTCTTTCTAAATTATTTGTATCCATTATAAGAGCTTCTTCAGCTACTTCTTCAAAGTATGGTACAGCATTTATATTTTCAGTAAAGTTTAAAAATATACTAGAAACTTCACTTTGATCATTTACTTCTATTTTGTCATATATAAGTTTGAGATTTGAAACTGGAGTTGAATCAAATCCAATCAATATCTTGTGTGGTATTTCTGTTTCTAAATAATTTTCTTCAGTAGTATAAGGTTCTAGAAGTATCTTATATTTTTTTCTACCAGTATTTAAATCTATGTAATCAAAATTGTTTTCATCAACAACTTTAATATTTAAAGTTGAGTAATAATCTGAAGAAAAGATATCCAGCAATCCGCTTATATTAAATCCTCTTTGTGCATAGCAGAAATGCCTACTTACATAGAAACTGTGTAGAAAATCATTTGGATTAATTGTATCTATTAACTCAGTGGAATATTCTTCTGAAAATTTAACGTCTGAAATAGAAAGGTCATGAGTTGGTAAACGCGTATTTCCATTTTCGTCTTCAAGAATTCCAAGTTCATTCGCGTAGTATATTTTTGTCTGCCCAAAATCGTTAATTTTATTCTCTGGTATGGATTCAGAAACATCCATAATAAAAAGGCTATTGCCAGCGGTTACGATATCTTGATCAAATAATGCAATATTTGCTGCGTCAGATGGAACACTCTTACCTATTTTTACAGCTTTTTCTTTATAATTCTTAGTTTTATTATTAAAGACTTTCATTAACTTTCCTCATAGTCATTGACAATATTGCTATAGGTAGAAACAATGTTGGGAGTTGAACCCAATAAACCCATTTGATATTGATCATAGTAACTTAATGGTAACCACTTAGGTGGATTCCAATTCACAGTAGCTGGAGCATCTTCTGTATGGTCCATATCATAGTGATTAAACTTAAATGCTGGAGTTTCAATAATTCTTGAATTCTCTTGTATTAAATCATTATATATATTTGGAAGTGGAACAAGCTCATTGGCGTAGCTGATATTATCATATGATTCATACCAATAAGCTACGTCTCCAACTATGGTAGTTGGAGTTTCTGATGGAGTTACTGACAAATCAGATTCTACTGCGACAAACCAGTATCCAGCTTCAGATCTATCCTGAGCATAAAATGGTCCTATTTGGAATTCCCCATTAGAATCCAAATAAACCATTCCTGCTTCACCCGTTCTTCCTGGTGTAGCAGAACTTATTGAATAATTAACATCTTCAAAAGCTGAATATACTGTTCTTGCTTTTCTCCAATATACTACTGGCGTAGCTCCTGGCACCGTAGAGTGATTTATATATCCTCTGATTAGGTTTTCGCTGATAATATCGGCATTAATTACCCCTCTTGCGGCGGCGGCTTTTAATGAGCCAGTAGAAGAGTGGCTAGATATATTAACTGAAATAGTTATATTTTCATAGTATGGAGATGCAGAACTATTTATATTAATTTGAGGTGTTGCAGATGAGTATTGCAATCCTTGGACATTTATCAGAGCTTCTGTTGCAGTAGCTGGAACTGGACCCGTATATCTAACCTTTGTAGTAGCAAAGCCGTAATCATTCGTTGTGATGAATGCTGATTCAGGAGTCAATATTGTTGAGTCTATATGGAAAGTTTGATTTGGTTTGAAGTTTCCATTCTCATCATAAGAAATAATATTTAGGTATACAAAATCATCAGAATTATCAGAAATATAGGATGGAGAAATAGCTACTTCAGCTTTGCCAAAACTATACTCTGTATCAGAAATATATACAAAGCCTTTTGATATTGGTAGTCCCACTGAACTTAGTGATACTCCTGTTGGAGTAGAAAATTCATTTACTGCAGATTCATAAGTAATATAGTAGTTTGCAGTGGAATTGGGTGTGGATGAAAAGTAGATCTTTGCAGAATAATCATCGTTTAATGAATCGTACTCATTTTTGTCTACGTAAAATATATTTGAAAGGTCATATGTTACTTCATACAATCTTCCTGGGACCAATACACTTAACCCAGTAGTAGAAGAGAATACCTCTAATTTATTTCCGTTTAGACTATAGTTTTCACTAATTACGTAGTAACCCTCATCTAAAAAGAGGTCCCATATATAATTTCCATCATCATCTGTTAGAACCCAAATGTAAAAACCAGGTTGAATAGGATATTCGACTAAAGACTTACCTGTATAACTATCGTTTATAATTATATTATTAACGTTTGCAGCGGATAGATAGAGTGCACTGTCATTAGCTGCATATATATTCTCTACATTTCTAAAAATAGGTTTTCCTGGAGTTGCGGTATCTGGATACATCATTTCCGTATACTGCACCGTTGAACCAGATTCTATTACCTCTACGATAATTGGGGCACCCTGTCTTGGTACATCTGACAGTTCTGCGTTAAAAAGAATGCCACTAAATGAATCAGTTTTGGGATCTGCATAAACGTAATAATCTTCTTCTGGAAGATACAACCACCCTGTGTGCAATTCTGGATTTTGTTTATCTAAAACAGAAGATATGTTATTCTGTATTTGTCCAATTTTTTCTGCGTAGACTTGTATTTCAGTATAATAATAATTATTTGAATTGATGTCATACAACTCTTCAATGTATGAAGATGACTGTGTAAAAGGAATTGTTATATCAACTGGTATACTTTCATTTGGAATTACTTCTGATTTATTAGAGTTAATTAAAACTGAATCAGTATCAGAAACCGCAGAAATATGTGTAATGAAATATTCATCTTTTTCTGATGAGTCTAACCCAAATGTTTCTCTCTTTAGAGAATAAGAAGATAAGAATGAGTCTTTAATTTTTGAGTCAATACTTCTTCCTGAATCTTCTATCAATTCATTTTCTCTATATACATTTCCTAAATGATCAATAAAACCGTTAATCATAGGTGTGCTGTAAAGCTCTGAATCAGATATGTTAGTCCATACAGCTGACTTAAATGGATAGTAAGGAGTTGAAGAAAGACCAGTTGAAAGAACAATCAACTCTGGGGGAGATGAATAATTAAATGTTGCTGACTGAAAATAACCCGTGTATGTATACGCATTTATTTCTGCATCTTGTGCTGTGGCGTAAGATTTAACAATGATATTCGGACTTGATGGAATATAATAATTTGAATTGTCTAACCAATTATATCCAAGTCCACCATATTCTGGATCTCTTACCTGTTGAGTCTGAATTGTGTTATACAACGGATATGGAGTTAGTTTAACATTATCTAAAATTAGATCAGATGGAGTAGATCCTATGGGAAATATTATTCCCTGTTTTAAGTCAGAACTAAATATTGGATAATCTTTTGTTTTACTAAGGTCATTATTGTCATTTAGAATTGCTGAAGAAATAACAGAATTAGTATAACCAGTAATTGATTTATTTCCATATACTGTAGACCCAATTTTTAAGTTAGCATTGAGGTAATTAATATTTGGAGTGGCCAAGCTCCAAGATTGACCTACTGTTGGATTACTTAGATAACCTCTTGTGTCTTGGTTAAAAGCAACTCTGTATTGGCCAGTATGAGATGGGACATATGATTGGGTTACTGGATTCCATTCAACCTTATTGACAACTGTAATCGAAGAAGCTTTAGATATGTCAATCGAATTATTGGCCGGAGTTGCTGCGTAGTTAACGTATACATAGTCGTATGTTTTTTCTCTGAAAAAGAGGTTTGTATTTGTCAAGTTATCTGAGTTAACTATGTCAATGTAGTTATACTCAGGGCTTGCTGCGCTTGTCTGGGAATAATAATTATACACGAAAAAATCATCTCTGTCCTCATAAGACATGTTCGCATAATAAGTTGCTGGAGTTGCATATCCAGTATGTGCTGGTAAAACAATTTCATAGACTAGGGCAACTCCGCCATTAAATGGCGTTGCAGAATTTGGGTTATTTGCATCTGAATCTGAGACAGTCGATGTATATGAGCCCTTGTATTCATAGCCGACATTTATTGGGCCATAAATATCATCGTAATAATATAACTTAAATCCATCTGCTTTAAACCTGCCAGTGAAAGATGTTGTAGCAGATTCTGGTATTTCATTTGGCATTAGCAACTTTGCGTCTCTAAAGTCGCCAACTCCTGGCTGAAAAAGATTAGAAAGAGGAGTTGCTACGTCATATATGGCTGGTATTCTTCCAACACCTTCTCCATTTAGTCCAGCGTAATCCCATATACCCTGATCCCATTGAACATATCCTAGGTTAGAAGGATAGGTTTCATTGATATATTTAACAAACTGTATAAATTTATCTTGAGGATTACCACTAAATGTAAAGTATGGGGTAGAATTTTCTATGTCTGAAATTTCTATAATTTCTGGCGTTGCACCAAGATAATCTGACTCTGGAGTTGCTCCATATGCCTTCCATATATCCAACTCTCTTCTAAGGGTCAGCTTATATGCTTCAGTGCCCACACCAGGTGGGTTGGCATAAACATCAAGTATTCTCTGTTTGAACCTTGCGTTATCCTCTAGGTATAATCTTTTAAGATTAACTTGCGCACCAAACTCATCAAACATATTAAACAGCATCGCTGGCACTTGTTCAAATGTTAATCCATTTATAGAAAGATCATCAAACTTTCTTAATGTTATTATTTGACTGTCAACTAAATTGTGATAATAAACATAATCTGTCTTTTGATAATTATAAAAAGCTTCTAGACTCGGTGCCTTGGCTAATTGAACATCGTTGCCAAATACTGATAGCGTAGAAGCTGGAACGGCATACGATACGTATATCCAGTCGATCATATCCTCATCTGCGGAGCCTACAAATGCATTAAGGTTATGTTCATCTACTAGATTTGTGAAATCATCTAGATACTCACCAACTAACGCATTAATAAATTTGCCAGCATTGGATACTGGAGTGGCTAGCTCTGGAGTAGATCTTTCTAAAGAATCTTCATATATTTCTGTCCAAGAAGGAAATTTTCTAGTTATATTTCTAGCTGAATCAGATATTATTGGTGATGAAGCCTCATGTATTGCAATCTCAAAATAAAGAAGAAGGCCCATTTCAGAAATGCCATCTTGTAATTCTGAAAATATTTCTAATTCTATTTTTACATACTGCTTTGCGTTATTTAGAAAAACAGAATTAGAATCAACCATTAAGGCTGATTTAAGCCATGGTCCATTGGAACTATCAGACTCATATATCTGAAGAGTAAAAGTAGGATTCTCTAGACCAGGAAGATTGGTAAAGGCATGCTTGTAGGAAACTACATCAACTCTTGAAGTTGTATCTATAAATCTAAGTAAGCCTGGTGTAGCTGGATCATATGGAGTTGCTGGATCATATACAACTTCACCATAATTAGTCTTATATATTGCATAATCATCTATTGGAGTAGAGTGATTGGAATTATAAGACGGAGAAGATACCTCTGTTCCAACAAAGGTATAATCTCCGTATTAAGTTTAGTCCAGATGCGCTTCTTTTGTATGAATAGTTTTTATAAGAACTATTATTATAAAGGTTTATAGCATCAGATGTCCAAACATTACCATTTTTTGTAAAGTCTCCACTTCGAAGACCTAAAAGATAACGTTTCATCTACTATTCCTTTATTAGTCTAACCAAATTGAATATTCTGAAGTGACTCCATGTTCTGGATGAACGAACATCAAATGCTGACATGGTCTACTCATGGACTGGAAATATTCCTGAGCATATGTATTATAGCTTTCTGAGGAACCAGAGATTCTCAGTATTGTTGAGCCAATAGTCATCTTGAATTGCTGATGATAATGTCCCATAAAAACATCATCGAAGTGCTCGGGGACCGCTCCATCTTTCCATCCCATTACCTTCTTATAGTAAGCACCAAAGTTAGAAGGCTGAGGTAATTGGTCGCCATGAATCAACATTGTTGAATAGCTTCCAATTGTGTCTACTGCGTACCAGTTTCTTTCCCCGATGCCATCAGGAATATGGAAACTAAATCTTGGCTCATCCTTGAATATAAGGCTAACTATTTTATAAAGCAATCTATCCATGTTAGTTTCGGGATCATGAGATTTTCTTGCTCTTCCGCCAACTGCCCCATGATTACCAATTACGCCAGTTGCTTTTACTGTTTCAAAATTCTGTAGTGCTTTTGTTATAAATGTGCTGATAATTTGTGGACCATAAACACCAACCTGTCTATATAAGCCAGAATCAATAAGGTGACTTTGTCCAGGGAATATTTCTTCTCCCTCAACTATGTCACCCAGAAACCACACGTGAAGGTCTTTCACGGGATGATGTGCTCTTTGTATGTTTACGATCTCAAGCATCTTATCTGTATACTGCTCAATTCTTTCGGCAAGGACATCAGAATTGTAAGTTGGAGTTACTTTGCCCAGCTGCCAATCAGAAAAAACTACAACAGCTGTTTCTGGAGTTTTGCTGCCAGACTTAGGAAAGCTAGGTGCTTTTATTTTAGGCATCTCAAAATTACAAAAAGCATCATAGGCTGCAGAATAAACTGCACCTTTTGCTTCTTCCTGTACATTTTTGTATTTATCTGCAAGTCTTGCTAATCTTTTATTTTCTGACCTAAGAAATTCTGCCCTAGAATCCGATATATCTGAAGATAAAGTTTCTTCCTCATAAGACGGAACAGGTGGCTTTTCGTAAGGAGAGTCTTTTTCTTGAACAATATCTACAATCTCATCATCAGAAATTTCTTCTATGATTAGGGAGTTAGACAAAATGTCGCCAAAACCTTCATCATCAAAAACCAAAGCTTTTGCTTGGCCAACATTTGGCGATCTAACAATATAAGTTTGTCTAATGACAAAATTCTTTTTCATAAATTAGGACATCCGTTTCAATGCTAATAATTAGATTGTCCCATTATAACAGAATATACAGCTATAGATCCAGCAGTTGGGTAGACTTTATGGTCTGATGGAGTAAAGTCTTGTAGCGGAATTTCTCTCCCGTCCACATTAAATCCAGTAATTGTAACCTGCCTGACTAAATCCGATGACATCCTAATGTATCTTTCTATTTCTCCGATTGACACAGTATCTCCAACAGACAGAGAATTTAAATATCTTTTGACAAAAAGAGAAGCCTGATTTCTAACACCAAGAGCTATTCCATCACTAGTGCCCGAAGGTAATGTAATATTGGCTGCTACGTTAATCGCTAACTTTTCTGCTAACCTAACATTAAATCTAACGCCAACTGGCTTAACAGATATAATCGAGTTATAAACAAGTTCTGGAATTTGCTTAAGATTAGATCCACCCTCAGGTACGATGATTATATCGCAAGATCCAACACCAAAAGATGACTCCCTAATTCTTACATCCCTAACACCAGGGACAGCAAGTGTTGCAAACCTAACTGACTCGACACTGCCGGTAGCTTGAGTCTTAATAGCCGATACTATTCTTCTTCTATAATTATCATCAGCCTCAGCATTAGCTATTGCGTAGACTTCTTTGGGGTTTGTGCAATAGACCACAACCCCAGGAGGAGCTATAAAATTGTGCTTAGTAAGAGAATTTATTGATGCTGTATAACTATTGTCGGTAAAGTCTGGTACCACCAGACCGTATGCCCTGGTAGTTCCTGCCGCAATAATTACTTCACCATTTAATTTAAATCTATATTGTCTTACTGAGAAATTGTCAACGTTAGTATATACATAGGTTCCTTTAGGAAGAATTATGTCATTGCTATAGGATTTTTCTAGAGAAAATTGAATATTAAAAGATTGTCTTTCAACAGCCGATGCGTCAGAAATTGTTTTTCTTGTAACACCATAAAGCTGACCTATCATATCCAGATTCATTCCATTTGCTGTAGCTAATGAACTCTGCCTTAAAGAAAGTGACAAAGAAGAATACAGTTGAGCTATTTCTGTCCCAATTGCTTCCGCAAAAGCTCTAGCTATAGAGCCTGGATATATGGCTGAAATGCCGGCGTTTCTCTGTAGTGAATCTAATATCTCAACTACAATTTCAGATTGTTCTTTTTGACCATAGACAGGCATTTATGCTCCTAGATTTTGAGTAACTGATAATACAACTGGCTCATTAAAGTCACTAATTATGTGAACATCAAATCTTATTGAATCAGGACCAGTTGGAACAGCTTCTATTTTTATATTACGCCCTTGAAAGATTCCTTCTTTTTCAAGGGCAGCTCTTATCAATCTTTTTCCTAAATCACCAGTTTCCCTAGATTGAGGCATACCATAAAGAATAGATAGATCAGTACCAAGCTGAGGATAAATATAAAAGTCTCCTGGCTCTGTCATAAGCCTCATATAAATCTGCTGTATATCATCTTGAAGCATGCTGGTGGTCACAGCAACGTCTTTATTTCCGTCTATTTCTATGTCTCCAGACATTGTAAGATATATATCAGGCACTTTATATTTCTTCGGCTTTCTGTTGCGCTTGAGCGAATGTGTAGCCTTGCTTTAAAAGATCGACTACTTTAATTATATACTCTTTTGGATACTCTTTAAGTACGCTTTCGACCAAAGTGATCTGCTCTGAGGTTAAACCCTCCACAGATATTTCAGAAGAATGGTTTGCGGCGTTGTCTTTTATCTGCGTTCCAAAACCACGTTCACCTTGTATAGTAATACTCTTGGCCCTATCTTCTTGTGTTATTTGATTTAGTCTAGATAAATAGTAACTAGCGTTATTTTGTGGAGAATTTATAGACTTGTAGTCTATTTTTACTAAAGTTGGCTGAGAATAATCATAGGCTGAATAATTAAAATTATAACTATTCCACCTTAGGCCATCTTCTTTTGTAAACATTCTTATATGGTCTGCAAAAAGACTGATACTTCTGCCTGTAGCGCTAATCACTATTCCCACTCCAGGGGCTGCAAATATTTCAATATCTCCATCATCATTTAATCTTAAAAAAGAATGATTATCAGGATGATTCAATCCAACTTCTCTCCTGGAAAATTCATGTCTTTTATTAAGCTCTGCTTCAACATTAAACTTATCTAAGCGATGAATACTTGCTGCATAACTTCTTGGGTCCATAATTACCTAGCCATAAATTTTGGTATGCCAGTATTAACTACATAATTGGGCATTTGCGGAGATACTCTGATTGGGTCATCAAAATAATTTATTATGTAGGCATGATTTTCATTATCATCCCTAAATCCTATTAAGCAGCGTGTTCCTGGTTCGGGGCAAACAGACTGAACACCCATTATTGATGGACATGGAACATTTTCTATAATATTGCCTATTTGGCCTGACAAAGCGTCATCCAATATAACGGTAGCTGAATTTAATTTTCTATCAAATTTCATAACTAACCCTGGCCTTGATTTTGACTGCTTCAATCTTGCAGCGTCGATCTGGTTTTGAATTTTGTTATCAAACTTAGGATAATTAACTGGCATGAAAAATCTCCTCATTAACTGCCGGAAAGACTATTTAAATTAATATAGTCCTTCTTCTAATTGCTTATATAATGCTTTCTTTGGTGTAGCCATTACCTGAGAGGTATACTTTGATAGATCTACCCATACTTCTATTTTTGGAATCCCATATTGAGAATCTTTTTTTCTAGTTGGCGAATCCTGTGGAATATTTGCAAGGACCCATTTCTTTAGATCATCAGTTGATTTACCTGTAGCTTTTTGATAAACGTCTGCAGCCACCTTAAATGATAAACCGGCTATAAAACCATTTGGTAAATATGTGTCGCCCCAAGGTCCACCCAAACTACTAGAAGTTTTCAGTCCCCAAGTTTCAATTTTTTTCTTCACATCTTTTTGTGCAATCTTTGATCTTAAAAGATATACTTGATTAATGGGTATCCAAACTCTTTGATCATAATATTCTAATCCATAATTATTTGATTGTGCCTGAACTTCTTTTAGTTTAGCATCGATTGTCGCCTCAGTAAATTCCTCAGTTTCCCAGTTAGCATAGGCCAACTTCCACATTGCGATGTCTTTTTGTGACTGGGGCAGAGATAGATCAGCTAAAATAGATCCCCCCTGTGCTTGACCAGAACTGTTTTTAATTCTTGTTCCAACCTGCCACAAACCCATAAAGCCGTGAGCGTTTGCTATATACGGCCTATAGTTAGCCTCCCTATAAGCTAATGCTGTAAAAATGGCAGATATTTCTTCAGAAAAATTTCCATACTGAGATAAAAGATAAAATACTTCCAAGTCAGTCATTGAAGATTGGTCATTATAGTAACTTTTTAATAATCTTGCTGAATTTATTTTTGATAAAGAAGTGGTTTTATAAAAGTCCATATTTAAAAATTGAGGACTTGTATTTGTAAAATTACCTAAGCTTGACATAGTCATCTGACCATTTGGTCCAGTATATTTGCCAGCTCTTGCTGGAGAAAAACTTATATGTATATGACTCTTATGCGTTACATCGTCAGAAGCGTCTTTTGCTATTTA